TGGTGAGAGCGCAGGGATTCGAACCCTGGACCTACTGATTAAAAGTCAGGCTTTTATGTAATGTTTTTAAACCGCTTAATTTCAAACTACATCTTATAACGTACATCGAGTTTCAATGACTTACAGTAAGTCTGCAAACTGAAAAAGCGACTGAATTTTTCAGTCGCCTTACAGTAGTTTTACATTCAGGGTTGCGTCAAGCTACTTCTTTTGGCCCTGATAATCCTCCAGCTTGGCAATGGCTTGTTCAGCGAGTTCAGCTCGTCCGCCCAGATAGTGAGCGTCAAGGATAGCGTCGACGTCGCGCAGGCTGTGGCCGGTGATGGATGCTATTTGGCTGTTGTTGCAGCCCGCCATGGCCAGACGCGTGACCGCGGTTCCGCGTAGATCGTGGAACGTTAGGTCATCGATGCCAGCCTTTGCTTTCGTTTTCTGGAACGACGTGTCGAAGCCATCCGACGTCCAAGGGATCTTCTTTTTCGTGTTGGTGAGAATCACCGTCGACCGTCGCGGCATCGCGTCCAAAATCTGTTTCAGTTCGTTGCCGCAAGGGATTTTAACGCGCGCGCCGGTCTTGCTCTGCTTCACCTTGATGGTTTTTCCGTCGTAGTCGCTCCATGGGGCAACCAGCAGGTCGCCTTTGCGCTGGCCAGTCCACAGGGCGAAGACAACTGCAGCCTTTATCTCCGTCGTCGCAACGGCGAACAGCTTCTGCAAGTGCTCTTCTGTCCAGATGTTTTCGGTGCGGTCGGCGGAATAAAGGCGGCCGCCTTTCTCCGCAATGTTCACCGACAGCCTGCCGCGGTCCTTGCCGAAGGAAAGGATGCGGGCAAGGGTGGTCCACGCATAATCCGCTGTCCGAGGCTTGTCCGCCATGCTGTCGCGCCACTTCTTGAACTCGCCTCGGTAGCGAGGGTCTTGGAGCATGAAGAATGGTACCTTGCCGAACTTCTCTCGAATTAGATCGAGGTACCGGTCATACTCGCGCCGCGTCTTGTCGGCTTTCGATAGGAACTCGGTAGACGCCCTATATTCGGTGATGAGGGCTCCCAACGTTTCGCTTGGGTCAACGTGGCGATCCTTCGTCGCGTCCGAAAACGCCTTGATCAACATGGGATCGCCCGGCTGCATTGGCTCGCCGCTCTTTGTTTTGAGAAGCGGACCGCCGCGCCAGGCGTAGCAGTAATAGATGGTCTTGCCGCTCGCGAGGGTCTTTTTGACCTTCATCAGCCCTTTGAGCTTAACTCGCATTTTCCCTCATCCATTTCTCATACGGGTCTTCGTTGTCATTGGCTGACAAGCCGCTCAGTTCGTCAAGGCGCGCATCGATCGCCTTCTTGTCCCATCTTCTGGTGCCGGCGATCGGCTGCGGCATCTTGAGAGTGGCCACCCACATCGAGAACGTGGACTCGGCTATGCCAAGATATTCTGCAGCCTCCCTGCGACCAATGAGGCGAGGGGAGTTGTCATTGGCTGGTGACATTGCCGCCGTCCTGCTTTACGGGTGCTGCGTCGGAAAGGTCGATGATTTCCATTTCCTCCAGAGCTTCCTCAAGCTTCCAGATGCTGCCAGACATGATGGTTGATCGCATCGCGTTTTCAGCTATTTCTAGCTTTCGCACCGCCACGTCCTGCACCTGTGCGAAGAGGGCTGAGCGGGTGTATGCGCTACCGATATTGTCCCGGCGTTCAGACAGGTCGCCACCATCATGACCGCAGTCTCGCGGTTTTTGCGGGTGCGCATCTGCCTCGGCCTTCTCTGCCTGAACGATGTAGCCCATCAAAACCTCGGGGAGAGTTCCGAAGTTCTTCCATCCGTAATCGTTCAAGCCTTGGCGAATTGCTCTGGAAAGCAGTGAGGCGCGGCCTTCTGGAATGTGTTTTGAAGCGACTTCGAACGGCGTCTTCACCGGCTCCGCAGCAGATACGGGCTTCTTGACGTCCTCAGACATTACGCAGCCCTCCGGCTGCGCTTATTGTCATTCGCCCCACGATGACGCGCATCGCTCGCGGCGCCGGGGATTTGCAGTGGCAGGCCAGTCTCGAGAGCCACGATACGCGCTGCGTCTTCAAGCTGGCTGCGCAGCGCCCGGTCTTTCTGAGTGGACGCGATGGAAAGGATGGCGCCAGGGCTGGTGCCTTGCGCGATGAACTGCTCTGCGGACAGAACGTGAAATCTTCTCATGTCGGTCTCCTCGGGTGTGGTGGTGGGTTGGTGGTCAGTAGGCCCAGATGAGCAGAGCAGCGATGAAGAGCGACAGCGCCAGAAAACCGGCGATGTCCTTCATCAGGTCTGCATGCTGGGTAAGGATGATCTGCTGGACGGTAGTCGGCTTCTCGATGACAGCCGCACTCATTCGCCGGCATCCGGCGTCGTGCTGACCTGACCGCAAACGGAGAGGACATCGTAAGTGCCGCCGTGCTCAGAGTGCAGGCGTGCGGCTTCGACCAACGCAGAATCGTAGGAGGGATGCTCGAAGGGCCACATGCAGGGACGGATGCGTCCAGTGCTATCGCCACGGCGGAATACGAAATGGCCGCCGCCGACTTCCTCGCCGTTACGCGGCTTCTTGGGGAAGCGGCGCATGTACTCATATTTCGTCTTGGGCTTACCGTGCTTCTTGGATTTGTGGTCCGGGCGCTTCATGGGCTCATCGGACTGGGCGGCAACGGCGACGTCGTCAAACTCTTCGGGACGTGGTCTGTACATTGGTAGTCTCCTCTTGTGGTGGCCAGCTTGGTTTGCTGGTTGCAAGAGGAGATATAGATCGATATTGGAATGGCGTCAACCGTTAAACCGGTAAACCGTTATTTTTGGGCGTAATCGATCTTGTGGATGGATACCACGTCATCGCGTGGATACTTTATTTCCATCGGCGGATTGAATTGACAAACCACCAGATAGCTCGGCTCCCACCTTACAAACTCCTTGATGAAGCCTCGAGGAATGCCATCCTCTTCATTTGGGGCTAACTGAACGATGATATCGTCGCCACGCGCTATTGGCTTGGGTGGATTTGTCCAGACGGTTTCGCCCGGCTTATACCTAGGGTACATGCTTTCGCCGTCGACGTACGTTGCGTAAGCCTCGACGACTCCCGCCAGGTGTGGCGGCCTCCACTCCCAGCCCATGACCTGCCCATTAAACTCAAACTCACCGTCTGACCCTCCTTTTGACCTACCCAGCACGGGTACGTCACGCTCCCCGGACGGCGGTTTAGGAGCGGCAATAATGCTGCCAGTACTGATTTGAGGCGCAGTTGCCTGACGCAGAGCAGGGATCATCCGCTCTGTCTTTTCCGATTCTGTCGTTGCCTCGGCCATGAGGTCGAGAAATTCCGATTCGCGCAGGCCAAGAGACACGGCGAGCTTCTGCCAGTTGCGCATCATCGATATCTTCCCCTTCTCCCAATCGGAGACGGTGGTCTGCTGCGCACCAAAAAGGTTGCCGAACGCCTTCTGCGTTAAGCCCATTTCCTTGCGCTTAGACCTTATGATGTCGCTCAGCTTTGCCATGCGTACCGGTATAACGGAAAAATATCGGAAAATAAAACCGGTTTAGAGTTGACACTAAACCGGTAAAGCGGTAGAACCAAAATCAACAGCGGCCACACAAGAAGCCGACAGGGCAAAAGACCCCAAGACGAACCTGCAGCATGAAAGGGAATGCGCATGTTTAAGGATTGCGAAAGAAGACGATCGACGACCCAAGCGCTGATCGGCATGAGCGCCATGATGGCGAGAAGAAGATGGGAGCATGAAGCTCCCGACCGCAGAAGAAGATGGCGGCCAGTGACCGGGCCGCCGTAAACGCCAGAAACCGACTGGCGATAACAAAACCAATAATGCCAGAAGGGGAGACGACTATGAGAAAGACCGCAAAAAATGACTTCGAAAACTTAGCGCCGGTGGAGCATGAAGCTCTGCCGGCGTTGTCGTGCATGCAGCATAAAACGAAAAGGGGCGTAATGAGCCGGCACCACCCGTAACTCCGCCCCTTCTCCGTACTAACACGCCGAGGAGACCTTCGCCGTAAGGCGGGATCAAAGCGCGTGTTCCATATCCGACACCACATCGGACAGCCAATTCCTACACAAATTTGTAGGAATTGTCAAGTGGCAATGCAGGTTGCCAACCTGCTATGCCGCCACCACCCGCTCCGAAAGGACGATGACATGAACAGCTTCCACGTTCTTCACTTCAACCTGCGAGCCATCGTAGCGGCTAAGCTGAACAGCGCCGTTGCTCATTCCTTCAAATCGCCCGATCCAAGCGAATCCGCCCGAATGAGCGAGCACGTCGTCACCAACGGCTGGCCAGCGGGAAGGGTCAAGCCACGCTTTCACGCCGACGTGGAAGACGGGCTCCATCACTTTCGTGTCGATGACGATCGCGTACCGGCCTTCGGGGATACGTTTGCGGCCGTCGTTGATGGGCTCGAATTTGAATTTTCCGGCTTTGCGGTCGGAGATCTTGCCGTAGGTGCGGGCAACCGTAATAGGCGTGATGGAAGGAGCGGTTTCTGCCGCCTCGCGAGCCATCTCTGCCACGTGATCTTCGGAGACACCCAGGAAGGCGGCAATCGCCGGGAATTGCCTAGGTCTTGGAATGACGCCAGCCTTCCAGGTGCTGTAGGTCTGCTGAGGCACGCCTAGCTCTTCGTACACAGCGCGATCCTTTACGGCTCTCCGCTTCTGTTCTTTCAGTATCGACTGCAGGAGGCGCGACTTAACTTCAGGCATGCATTCACCTTGGTGAAATCTTGACAAATTTGTAAAAATAGTTTAGTTTCATAGCCCTGCTGCTTTGTCAACCACAAGGCGGCCACCACGCAGAGGAGACGACATGACGCTTATCACCAGCACTATGCTGGCGGATATGCACGCGCGCCGTGAAAACGGTGAGAGCGTCGCAGATATCGCCGCCAGACACAACGTCAAGCCAATGGCTGCATACCAGCGGCTGCGGCGCACATACGGCCTGCACAAGCAGCGCGCCTTCATCCCGGCCAACGATAACGCCCCAGACCGCACGACGCACTTGGCGCCGCACAACGGCGGCTGCTCCACGCTTTCCGGCCTTTTGCCGGTTTCGCTGCCGCGCGTTCTTGCAGCCGCAAACGACAATGCTGACGATCTGGCAGCCGGGCAGGCGGTCAACGACTACGCGCTGCGTGGGGTGGCGGCATGACTTGCGACTGCGATTTCTTCAATTTCGGCGATCCAGTCCGCAATCGACAAAACCCTCATCTCACTGGCGTCGTCATCGGCGATCGCAACTGGGGCAGCGAGTACCAGGTGCGCCTTGCTGACGGCGCGACGACGATCTGGTGGCACGGCTTCGAGATCGAGCACGATCCGGATGGCGAACCGCCAGCGAAAGAGGACGACGACACCAACGTCGTCAAGGTGGACTTCACACAACGGCGCGCGATGACCGCCGAAACAACAACGGAAGGAGCGGCGTGATGGGTGAGTTTAAGAAGGGTGATTTTGTGCGCGTTAAAGACAATCGCGGTGCGCCGATGGACTATAAGAATGGCGACGTTTGCCAAATCAGCGCCGTGCGCGACGATCTAGTCTTCTCGAATAAAAAGCCCGGAATGTTTGCCAAGCGCTTCGAACCATGGCAGCCGCGCGTCGGCGAGCGGGTGCGTTACGGCGGAAGGAGCACAGTCTACAGCGAGAAGGAGCTGATTGGCATTGAAGGGCAGGTCACCGGATTGGATGGCAATCTCGTCACTGTCAAATGGGACAAAGCGATTGTCGATGGCATCATGACCGGGGGTGCGAAATATATCGAGAACATCGAGCCCATCATCACAGCCGCCACGCCCGAACAGCCCGCCACTATCAAGATCGAGGCTGGCAAGTTCTACAAGACGCGCGACGGACGGAAAGCCGGGCCCGCCTTCATCTCTGGAAACATCGCTACGTTCGGCAACGCAAGCAACTATGCTAGCGCTGTTTGGTCGGATGACGGTCGATCGTCGAGCCGTGAGGACAAATTGAGCCTCAAAGACAACGATATTGTCGCCGAATGGATCGACGAGCCCGTCGCCAAGCCCAGCAACGACAACGCGAAGCCGAAGTTCAAGGTCGGCGACATCGTGAAGCGTTCGAATGGTTTCATGCCTCACCAGCGACTTCGCATCACCAAAGTCGAGGGCGAGCGTTATAGCGTCGAATGGCTGGTCGGCGGACCAGGTAGTATCGATACCTGGCGCGGGTATGAATTCGAGCTGGTTACTCCGGCACCCACACCCACCTCCATCGTCGCCCTCATCGAGAGCGGCCAGCCCAAGCCATCGTCGACACCGCACGTCCACACTTCCGCCGGCGCGGCCGAGAAGGAAGCCAAGCGCCTTGCGGCCAAATACAAGGGCCAGCAGTTCGGCGTGTTCACGCTGACCACCACGCATGAAGAAGCCGCACCGGTCTATGACCACAAGTGGCAGAACATGGCGGCTCTGGGCCTCAAGATCGACGCGATCAAGGAACTGCGAGCTGTTGCCGGCCTTACTTTGAAGGGTGCCAAAGACGCCGTCGAGGCGTGGATCGAATACGAGAACGCCGCCTAACCGGCGCCAGCGGCTGGCTACCAACCAGCCGCACTTCACCACATCATTGAGGAGACAATTATGAAGGATGCATTCGCAATCCTCGTCGCGACGCTCATCACGCTTGTGCCGCTCAGCGCTGCCGTCGCTGCTTGGGTGACGCACGTCTATGTGTGTATTCAGGCCAGTGCATGGATCCTGCTAGCCTTCGGGTGCGTCGTCGCGCCTGTCGGCATCATCCACGGCATCGGCGTTTGGTTGGGAGCGTTCTAATGACGTCCCCTTGGTACACCGAATCCACCACGCCACCCATCGACTACGTGCCGGTCACACCAACGCCGCGCAAGTATGTCCTTCGCGGATTGAAGCGCGGTGCATTCGCCGCCCTGACAGCGGTAGTGGCCATTGGCCTCGTTATGCTGTTCCCGTTGGCGATCGTGGCTATCGCCGTGCTCGGCGCATTCTGGTGGCTGTTTTGCCTCCTCTACGCTCGCTGATCCCAAACTGGCAGTGGCTGATCGTCTTTGCAGCCGCTGCCTACATCGCAGCCATTGTTTTCACCACACCACCACACTGAGGAGGCCTTATGGCTATTTCACTTAGCAGCTTGAAGTCGACGAAGAGAGCTGACCCGCCAGTCATCCTACTCTACGGCGTCGACGGTATCGGCAAAACCAGCCTTGCCGCCGAATTTCCTGACGCGCTCTATCTGCCCACGGAAGGCGAGCGCACACCGTCCGATATCGAGCTTGTCACGCCCGGCACCATTGAAAGCTTCGACGAGCTGCTCGACGTGTTCGGCGAACTGCTAACTGATGAGCACGACCGCAAGACAGTTATAATTGACAGCCTCGACGGTCTGGAGCCGTTGGTATGGGCCGCGACATGCCGTCGTATCGGTGTGGCTTCGATCGAGGAGGCTGGCTTCGGCAAGGGTTACGTTGAAGCCGACAGCGAATGGAATGAGCTCATGGCGGCTGTATCTGCCCTCGCTCAACGCGGCATCTGCGTGGTCATGCTTGCTCACCCTGAAATCGTCCGCTTCGACAGCCCTGTCACCGACCCGTACAGCCGCTATCAACCGAAGCTGCACAAGCGCGCCAATGCCTTGGTGCGCGAGAAGTCCGACATCGTCGCGTTTATGAACTATCGCATCTCTATCAAGGAGAAGGAAGTCGCGCGGCAAACCAAAGTCTCACACGCTGAGGGCGGCAAAGAGCGTCAGGTGCATCTGTCGGAAGGCGCCGGCTTCAACGCGAAGAACCGCTACAGCATGCCTGATGCCGTGCCTTACCGAAAAGGGCAGGGCTATGCCGAACTGGCGAAGCACTTCCCGGCGCCGACGGGAGTGGCCGCATGACCATGTTCCGCGGCGAGTCGTGGTTCGCGTGGCACCCCGTAAAGGCGCGCACTCGCTCCGGCCAGTTGATCTGGGTCTGGCTCACTTATGTCTGGCGCGACCAGGCATCGACGCAATTCGGTAGCGGGCCTTTCCGCTACTACCTCCGCTAAGCACCCCACCACACCACAAGGAGACTACGCATGGCCAAGATTGGCGTCAGAGTTGAAGCGACCGAAGAGAACACCCAGCAGCGCGATTTCACCAACCTGCCGAATGGCGACTACCAGCTTGAGATCAGCGCGTCCGAGATCAAGGAAAAGAACAAGGATACCCGCGACCACGCCATCAATCTGAGCGTGACAATCGACGTCCTTGCTCCCGAGGAACTCAAAGGCCGCAAGGTCTTCAACAACTACAATCTGCAGCATCCAAATTCTCAGACGCAGGAGATCGGCCAGCGCCAGTTTGCCTGCCTCCTGCGCTCACTCGGCCTCAATGAGGCACCTGAAGATTCTGATGAATTGCATTTCATCTCGTTCTTTGCCCGCATCGGAATGGGCAAGGACAGCAAGGAGAAAAACGCCGACGGTACCCCGAAGTACGCGGCCCGCAACGAGTTGAAGAAGTACTACTACCCAGATGAGGGCAACCTGCCTGAGCCGAAGGTTGATGCTGCGCCAGCCGCAGCCAACGACAACCGCCGCACTGCCGCCAGCAACGACAACAAGCCCGCCGCTGCGGCCGCTGGTACGACGCGCCGGCCGTGGGGCAGCAAGTAACCGTCAACGCGGGCTGTCTCACCAGCGGCCCGCTATTTCACCACAAGAGGAGATTTGCGCATGGGATGCGATATTCATTTCTATGTTGAAAAGAAAATCGGCGACCAGTGGGTCACTGCTGACGAATGGGAAGACGACAAATACGACGAGGGTCGAAAGACCGTAGACTACAAGAAGCAGTTCTACAGCGGCAGATCGTACAATCTGTTTGCCATCCTAGCCGACGTCCGCAACGGTCGCGGATTTGCAGGGGTGAAGACAGGAGAAGGGTTTAACCCGATCGCCGCTCCGCGCGGAGTGCCCGACGATTGCTGCTCTGAATATCGGCAGATGATGGAGGACTATGGTTGCGATGGGCACTCGCACTCGTATTTCACCCTCGCAGAGTTGCTGGCTTACGATTGGACGCAAGTCACGCAACAACAGGGCTGGGTCAACCCGATTGAGTGGGCTCGGTGGCGCGACTACGGGAAGCCTAACGGCTGGAGCGGCGATGTAGGCGGCGGCAACGTTCGCCATCTCAGCAACCAGGAATTCGAGGCAGCTTGGCAGAAGGTGCGCCAAGAACAAGGCTATCCCGAGCAGCGCTACGCGTCTGCGCACTTGAACCGTCATCAAGAAGATGCGGGTGACCTGAAGCGCTTCAGGGAGATTCTCGGCGGCTCGCCATACACATTAGTGTCTTGGACTGAACCGTATTTCGAGGCCATCAACGGCGAGTTCTTCAGCCGCACCATCCCGCGCTTGCTCAAGGTCTCTCACGATGCCGGCGGCGCGGACAACGTGCGAGCGACATTCTTCTTCGACAACTAACCACCACCCGCCTGCCGCTCACCACGGCAGGCGCCACCACAATCACCGAGGAGACACCCATGCACCTTGTCATCCACAAGGAAGACCTGACGCGTGCGCTTGCCGCCACGACGAAAGTCGTCGAGGCAAGATCCACCATTCACATCCTGTCGAGCGTTCAAGTTGCTGCCGCAGGTGAAGGCCTTGCTATCACGGCAACCGACCTCGATATTATTGCCACCGCAGGCGTACCTGCTGAGGTCAGCAAGCCAGGCAACATCTGCGTCAGCGCGAAGCTGCTCAACGACATCGCGCGCAAGGCAACCGGCGACATCACCATGACGCTGGATGGTGACAAACTTCTGGTGAAGTCCGGACGGTCGCGCTTTTCTCTTGCCACGCTGTCAGCAGATGACTTCCCAACGCTCGGCGACGACAAGTTCGACGCTGAATTCGAGATTGATCTGGCAGGACTGTTCGCGCCAGTCTCGTTCGCCATTTCGACCGAGGAAACTCGCTATTATCTAAACGGCGTGTTCTTCAAGGGCGGCAAGTCCGAAGCAGTTGCGACAGACGGCCACCGTCTCGGCCGCCACTACGGTCCAGAGCTGCCAGCCTTCGACGGCATTATCGTGCCGCGCAAGACCGTTGGCCTGTTGCCAAAAGGCAAGGTGCAGGTGGCTGTGAGCCAGCAGAAAATCCGCATTGTTTCGGACGATGTGCGCATTACCTCAAAGCTGATCGATGGCACGTTCCCAGATTACGAACGCGTCATTCCGAAAAGCAACGAACGCGTCGTGACTGTCGATCGCGATGCACTGATGAAGGCGTCCGATCGTGTGTCGACGGTGTCGTCTGAGCGTGGCCGCGCCGTGAAGTTCAGCATCGCGCCCGGCAGCATCGCGCTCGCTGTTGCAGCTGGCGAGGCGTCGGCAAATGACGAAGTTGAGGCGGAATACAGCGGCGAGCCGATGGATATCGGTTTCAATGCGGCATACGTCCGCGACGTGCTGAATGTGCTTCCGTCTGGACCGGTCAAGCTGGCCTTGCAAGATGGTGGCACGCCGGGACTGATTACGTCCGATGGCTTTGAGGGGCTGACTCTCGTTTGCATGCCTATGAGGGTCAGCTGATGGTGGCTCTTGTAATCTTCGCTTCTGGGGTGGGGTCATAATGGCCCCACTACCCAAACCAGAATCCAGTACAGTCCGCGCCATCTATGCAGCCTACGAAGCCGCAGCCTCGTCATGGGACAGCCTCGGCATATCCGTCGGCGAGGCCAACAATCCGTGCGACCGCGCACTCTGGTACGCCTTCCGCTGGGCCTCGCCGCTCGAAAAGCACCACGGTCGCCAGCTGCGCCTGTTTGAAACCGGCAACATCGAGGAAGACCGGCTAGTTGCCGACCTCGAACGCATCGGCGTCGATGTCTATGGCCAGCAGGACAAAATCAGGCTGGTACAGGGCCACGTGCGCGGCAAGTGCGATGGCAAGGCCATGGGTGTCGTCGAGGCGCCAAAGACCGAGCACCTGCTCGAATTCAAGTCGAGCAACGCTAAGGGCATGAAGGAGATCATTAAGAAGGGCTGTAAGGAGGCAAAACCACTTCACTACGGCCAGTGCCAGCTCGGAATGCATGCCTTCGGGCTATCGCGCTGCCTCTATCTCGTCAGCTGCAAAGATGACGACACGCTCTACGCTGAGCGCATCGAATACGATCCGGAGTTCTGCCTGCGTCTGCTGGCGCGGCTAGAACGTATCATCAACTCGCCGGAGCCGCCTTCACGCATCAACGAGGCACAGGACTGGTTCGAATGCATGTTCTGCAAGCACAAGCCTGTCTGCAAGGAGGGCGCTTGGCCCCGCGTGACGTGCCGGTCCTGCATCCACTCTTCACCGGAGATGGGCGGCGATGGTCATTGGTCGTGCGCGCGATGGGCAAAGCCGATCTCGTTCGACGAGCAAAAGGAAGGCTGTCCCACGCATCTCACCATCCCGGCTCTCGTGCCAGGCGAACAGACGGATTGCGACGAGGAAGCTGAGACGATCACTTACGTGCTGCGGGACGGAAATCATTGGGTGGATGGTGGAGGAGATCCAATCCAACACGTAAAAGTTTGATTGTCTGCGAACGCAGACTGCGCAATGCGAGGGCCTTTCCTGACGACGTCAAAACCACCAACTATTCTGCTACGTCTTGCAACGGACACGGTGACGCCGGAAATGTGGTTGGAGTAAATTGCGTCCTCTGAGCGTTCGAATTGCATTAAGTCGGTACCTGTGCATCTGGGCATCTGCTTTTTTCTGCCAGGTGACGCGAAATTCAATCTTGATGTCTCCTTCGCACGCAAAATTCTGGATGGGTACTCCAGCGAGTTTGGTGTCAGAGGTTGGGGATTTTCTTGTTTAAGAAAAGGGAAGGAAGGGGTGAAACGACTGCCCGTCTGGTTTTCCGAAGCGCTGATGTCAACACGGGTGCTTGCTGGTTTGCCAGTGGAAGACCTGACTTCGTCGCCGGGGAGTACAGTTAGTATGCTAAGTGAGAGAACAACTAATATCGGATAACAAAATGTAGCGACAGTCGCGAGGTTTGCAATGTCTGCAAGCGTTGGTCTTTTGTTACCAACGTTCACTGTGGGGGAAGGGTAAAAATGGTTCGTTATACTGATGTTCGAACTTCGATACCTCTTTCTCAAAATCTATAGCTCCCCATGTATGCGGATACGTAATGGATAGGATCGCTGATAGTTAATGAAATGACAACATAAATTTGAAGGCGCCACCAACGCCTGAGCCACCACATGAGGAGACCACCATGCCGCTTGTAGCACGCACGGCGCTTGTCGCTGCCAACGATAATAATCCGCGCCGCCCCGAGTTCGACCGCAAGCTTTTGGCCTACGAGCCTGCTTTGCGACGACTGGCGCGCAAAATCACCAGGAACGAAGACGCCGCCGACGAACTGTTTCAGTCGGCGATGGTCGTCATGTTGCGCCGGCATCGCGAATGCCGCCTTGAGACCTTCTGGACGTGGGCCACCCTTTGCGTTCGCGGAACGGCGCAGGAATTCGTTCGCACCAATTCCACCAAATCGCGGTCCGCTGAGGTCTGCAGTCTCTCGGCGTTCGACGAGATGCCGGGCGCTACCGATCCGCATCAGGAGGATGGCACCGACCTATCGCGTGTTGTTTCCCTGCTCGAAGGCCGCAATGGCGCGATGCTAATGCGCCGAGCGATGGGCGAGACGCTGGAAGCCATTGGCAACGACCACGGCCTCACGAAAGAACGTGTTCGCCAGGTTGTCATCAAGGAGCGGGCGAGGGTGCTCGGGCTGCTGCGGGAGGCGGCTTGATGGCACTACGGTATTACCAGCGTGAGGCTGTCGACGCGACGTTCGATTACTGGCGCGAAGAGGCCGGACATCCGCTCATCGATATGGCTACGGGCACAGGCAAAAGCATGACATTGGCCACGCTTTTCCATGAGATGATCACTGGCTGGCCTGACATGCGCCTCTTGAATGCCGTTCACGTTCAAGAACTCGTAGAGTCAAACTTCAAGGAAATGATCGGCATTGCGCCGTTCGCCCCGGTCGGCCTTTACGCTGCTGCGTTGGGTCGCCGCGACGCGCGCGCGCAGATCCTCTTTGCCCAACTGCAAACGGTCTGGAACAAGGCGAAAGAAATTGGGCACGTTGACGTGTTGGCGATCGACGAAGTGCACCTTGTGCCCGACGACGAGAACACAATGTACCGCGTCTTTATCCAGGCGCTTTTGGCCATCAACCCGGAAATGAAAATTGTTGGTCTTTCGGCCACCCTTTACCGACTCGATAGTGGTCGGTTGGATGAGGGTGAGGATCGGCTATTTGATCGAACGGTTTACAGCTACGGCATTCGCGAGGGCATCGATGATGGCTATTTGACGCCGATCACTTCGAAACCAACGTCTACGAAGCAGGACACGTCTACCGTTCCCTTGCGAGGAAATGATCTGGCGAAAGGCGCCCTTCAAAAAGCAGTCGACCACGACTGGCTCAACAAGCGTATCGTCGAGGAGGTTTTTGATACAGAGCCTCACCGCAAAACGGCGCTATTCTTCTGCGCGGGAGAAAAGCACGCGACGAACATGCGCGACGTCATACGGTCGGCGGGAAGATCCTGCGAAATCATCATGGGTACAACACCAAAAGGTGAGCGTCGAAAGATTATCGAGGCATACAAGCGCGGCGAGATTTGGGGCATTTGCAATGACAATGTGATGTCAACGGGCACTAACGTTCCTCGTATCGATCTCATCGTCGACGCGGCCAAGACAAAGTCGGCAAGCCGATATGTGCAGCGCGTGGGTCGAGGTACTCGTGTGATTTATCCGCGTGGATTTGACCCTGAAGCAGCGAGTGCAGAAGAGCGCCGTGCCGCAATATTTGGGGGCGATAAACCAAACTGCCGATACATGGACTTTGCGGGAAACGTCGGCGAACACGGGCCTGTGGACATGATTGTTCCAACTAAGCCGTCAAAGGGCGACGGCACGGCGCCAATTAAGGTCTGCCCTCAGTGCGAGGAGCAACTTCACGCGTCAATCCGCGTCTGCTGGTGCTGTGGTCATGAGTTTGTATTCGACGAGACACCAAAGCTGCAATCGAAGCCCACCGATGCGCCCATTATATCGACCCAGGCACCAGAACCCCGCACCGTCACGTCGCGCAGCTTCTATTACCATGAGGGCAAGGGGGATAAACCGCCGTCGGTGAAGGTCAGCTACATGTCCGGCATGACGGCGATCAATGAGTGGATTTGCCCGCAACATAGCGGATTCCCGAAGTCAAAGGCCGACCGCTACTGGCGCGCGCATGGCGGCAAAATGCCGTTTCCAAAGACCGTTCTGGAATGGATCGAGCGTCAGTCAGAACTGGCCGAAACGGTCGAGATCACAGTGAAGCCGCGCCAGAAGTATTGGGATGTTGTGGGCCACATGGTTGGTGCTGCGAACGACAATCACGTGTCACCGGCCAATGACAATGCGCCGGAAGCAGAGGATTGGCGGGTGTTAGTTGAAGATGATATTCCATTCTAGGTTTAGTTACGCTGGGGGAATAGAATGGATTCGGGTTGGCTAAAGATATTTGATCTTTCTGGACCTACTGTGTTGGCATGTTTTGCCACCTGCGCAGGCGTCAGTTACGGGTATGAAAATGAAATATTTCTTTTGTCTTTCATGCCCTTGGCTTTCGTTGTGGTAGCCAACATAGGCATCTTTTTCTTTGGCGCCCTCACTGTGGTTTGGATCGTGAGGTGGCTTCGTGATGTTATCCTCTGGTTACGACACGAAATCACTTTTTCACGAAATGTCGTCGATCAACTGGATTCCCTTTCGGTGGACGAGAGGCGGTTCATTCGCAGTCTTTTGGAGAATAACCAATCTCACTACACGACCAGCCTAACCAGCCCAGTCACAGCAACATTGATACATAGAGGATTAGTGCGACGGGGGTCTGGCCAACACAGCATGATCGATTTCCCCCATTATGTGCCCCTAAAGGTCTGGAAAGTGATCAAAAAAAATGGTGACAGACTATAGAATGTTGACAAATTTGTAAAAACGGTTTAGTTTTGAATACTGCGCCACACCAATGGCGTCACCACGTTGAGGAGATAGATATGAGCAGAACGACGTACAGGCGCGCCTGCGCTCTGGCAGAACACTACTTGGCAATTGACCGGCGCGAGATATGGCTCGACGAGAACGACCCACACCTTCCATGGGATAAGGTGACGAGCGTAAAGGCTGGCGGTGGGTATCGTCTCAATGGCCCAACTGGCGTTCGCATCGAGGCCAACGACCCAGCCGGCCTGTCATTCTTGTGGCTCGTGGACTTTGAGTCCCGCGACGCAAATGGGTCCAGCATCAACCAATTTGATCGTGTCGCAATGCTGAACATGGCCAGAAGACTACCGCCGCATGTCCGCGAGAAGTTTGCACAATTTCTGACCGACGAAGTTCTGCCGGCTGTTCAGCAGCGGACTGCTGAGTTTGAGGAACAGATGAAGAAGCAGCGAGATAGTCTCGAAATCCTGCAGTCGATCATCCTCAACGTCGGAGCCGCAGCATGACCAAACCAGCCAACGACAACTATTTGGCTGCCGACGTCGCCAACCTTGAAGCGCTTTTCGCCGACATGCTGGCCGCTTATCCCGAGCTCGAAGCCGACGAAGAGCTTCGCGCTGATATGCTGGAAGGCGAGACCAACTTCCACGCCGTCCTGACGCGTCTCGTCAACGGCGAGCGCGACGCCGACAGTCTGGCAAAGGCCGTAGCAGGGCGCATCTCAGATCTGCAAGCACGCAAGTCGCGCGCTGAGCGCCGCAAGGAAGCAATGCGCAGTCTGATGTTCAAATTGCTGAAAGCTGCCGGCGTGCCGCGCGTACCTCTGGCTGAGGCTACGATCTCGATCGGCAGGAAGGCTGCATCTGTTGAGATCGTCGACGAGGCTCTGTTGCCGAAGGCCTACGTTCGTGTTTCGACGTCGCCGGACAAGACCGCCATCAAGGAAGCTCTGCAGGCTGGCAAGAAGGTCCGTGGTGCAAAGATGGGCGAGGCGGGTGAGCTGTTGTCGGTGAGGGTGGCTTAAACGGGAGGCCTAAACAAGAATGTCGCTAGTTGCGTCCACGTTCTCGAAATACCCGTCCGGCCGCCGTCGCCTCGGGATAAGGAAGCGGTTCCATTCGACCTCTCTCTCGAATTGTGGCGGATTATCCACATCGTACCAATTTTTCTGTTTGCGCAAATTTAGAACTTCATCGATATCAGCAGGATCGTCGTGAAATTTGCACCCTGAAAAATTGCAACGCTCGAAACGATGGTTGTCAAAATGATAGTCCATTTCGCTGATTCTTGACACTTCGGACATTTGGAAGGTGCACGCGTCATAAGTGCCATTTTTTACTGGGTAGTTACCGCGATGAATCACGGCGTTTCGTACCGAAAATGAATCAAGTGAAATTACCTCCAAGGCATTTTTCGTAAGCGTGCCGCCTGAGTAAGACTGATGCTCGAAGCCAGCTATACCAGGCCATCGCATATCGGGGGTCTGGGCAGAAAATTTGGCACGGATCGTGCTCTTCATGCCGCTCGAGTTTGCGTTGAATATGACTGAATGCGCGAGACGAGCTGATGAATTTGTTTGGTAGGCGCGCGCCGCGTCCTTGCTGACGTCGTTGTGCATTGATGCGTAAAAGTTTGCTACAACGTTCAGTGCTTGACGAGAGAAGCGACGTTTCGGTTCGTTAATCACGACCTCCAGCGTCGCCAGCCCCGCAAGTTGGTCCTGATGCTTGTTGGGATCCCCCAGCAATTTTGCGCCCTCTTGCAGTAACTTCGCGTAATTCGCATCATCGTTCGCGTCGTTTTGGGCTTTCTGTTGGTCCGCTTGTCTCGCTCCAACAAGTCCGCGCCACGCGACTGTGCTAAATGTAACGAGTGCTAGGAAGATTGTTGCAAAGGGGGAAGAAATATCGACGCGTTCCTTCATGGCTTTGAGATCGGGAGCAGATAACACCCACGAACTTGCGAATAAAAAGCAAGTCAAGCCTATTAGAACAAGTGAAATGGAGATGACGTACCAGTCTTTTTCGGTGATTTTGGGCCAGTCTCTAACGGGTTTATTTTCCATATGCAGCCCCCTTCTTGGGGCACACACTAGCATTTCCCATTTCTTTCTCACTAATAAGTTGAAAGGTATCCACAACTAACCAACACCCGCCGCGCCACCAACGCGGCTTCCGCTTCGGCGGGAACACCACAGTCTGAGGAGACATACCAAAGTGAGCATCACCTCGATGCACGACGGAAGAGTCGTGCTGCATCAAAACGATTGCCGCGACGTGTTGCGCGGTCTTGCCGACAGCTCGATCGACAGCGTCGTTACGGACCCTCCTTATGCGCTGGTCTCTATCCAGAAGCGTTTCGGAAAGCCGGGCTCCGTCCCGGCCAAGGACGTTTATGGTCGCGGAGCAGCCGGCTTTATGGGCAAGCAGTGGGACACCGGAGAAGTAGCATTCTCCGAAGAGTTCTGGGCCGAAGTGCTGCGCGTCTTGAAGCCGGGTGGCCATGTCGTCGCGTTCTCTGGCACGCGCACCTATCACCGCATGGCCGTTGCTATCGAAGATGCTGGATTAGAGATCCGTGATCAACTGGGCTGGGTGTTTGGTTCTGGCTTCCCGAAGTCGCACAACCAGCATGGCGATTGGGAGGGTTGGGGTACCGCGCTCAAGCCAGCATGGGAGCCTATTGCTCTGGTGCGCAAACCTTTGACTGGCACCGTCGCTGCTAACCTTGCTGAGTGGGGCGTGGGTGCGATCAATGTGGATGGCTGCAGGGTGGAGACGGATGAAGAACTTCGCGATGGAGCTGGAAAACTTTGGTCGCATTATCGAGAGGGTGAGCCGAGCGCATCACGCATTTATACCGACGTTGGCGGTACCAGCTTTTCGCTGGTGCCGGGCATCCGTGGCGGCGATCCACGAGGCCGCTGGCCCGCCAACCTTATCCACGACGGCAGCGAAGAAGTGCTGTCGGCGTTCCCAGACGCAAAGGGCCAGCAGGGCTATGTTGGGCCGAAACACGGCGAGCGGCCAAGCAAGGGTATCTATGGTGACTTTGGCGCGAGGCCTGATAGCCATCCTCGCGTCGAGGCGGAGACGTCAGCCGCCCGCTTCTTCTACTGCGCCAAGGCGAGTCGCGCGGACCGTGATGCTGGTCTGGATCACCTGCCGAAGAAAGCAGGCGGCATGGTGTCAAACACCAGCGGTCAGCACATGACCCGTCGCGATGAAGGCTACAAGCCTGAACCGCGCGCCAACACTCACCCAACCGTTAAGCCAACAACCCTCATGCAGTGGCTTTGCCGCCTTATCACGCCTCCCGGCGGCGTAATTCTTGATCCTTTCATGGGCTCAGGAAGCACAGGCAAGGCGGCTGTTCTCGAGGGCTTTCAGTTCATCGGCTGCGAGCGTGAGGACGAATACATGCCGATCGCTACGGCCCGGATTGCGTGGGCTATCGGTGTGGTGAGCAAGGATGACGAACTCGCTGCGGTACCGGTGAATGACAACCGTCCTGCTGACTTGTTTTCGAAGGCAGCGTAATGGCTAAGCTCACCAAAGCTCAAGCAAAGGCCCATGCGCAGGCCTGCGACATCCTCACCAAAGCCGTGCTGACCGAAGACGACAAGGACTTCGTCCTCAAGAACTGGAACGAGGGCGCGAACCACGTTAACGGCGCTGCTGGCGCGTTTTTCACACCGTACGATATGGCGTTCGATTTCACCATCGATGCCATCGGGCAAGGCGGATACGGCGGGCGGATCATCGATCTGTGCGCTGGCATCGGCATGCTGTCCTACGCGTGCTGGCACCGAAGCCATCATAAGGCTCGCATCACCTGCGTGGAGCGGAATCCCGACTATCTCGCGGTTGGTCAGAAGATACTACCGGAGGCGGAGTGGATTCTCGCTGACGTGCTGGACGTGCTGGACATGGGGCTGGGCAGGTTTGACGTTGCCATCAGCAATCCGCCCTTTGGTAAGATCAAACGCGACGGCGGCGCTCCTCGCTACACAGGAGCGGAGTTCGAATTCCATGTGATCGATATAGCCGCTCATCTGGCTGACTCTGGCGCGTTCATCGTGCCGCAGATGTCCGCTGGCTTCAACTACAGCGGTCGGCCTTCCTACGAGCAACAGAAGGACGGCAAGGCGGTCAAATTTCAAGAGCTCACCGGCCTTCACTTCGAGGCTGGCTGCGGGATCGACACGGCTTTCTACATCAACGATTGGAAAGGTGTTTCGCCCATGTGCGAGATCGTGTGCGTCGAATTTGAGCGACCGGACGAAGCGTGTCTCATTGAGGCGGCAAATGACAATGTGTCGCCGGTTCAGGCGGATTTGTTTGGGGTGGCAGCATGACCACCCCAAAAAATTCGTCACTCCGGGAAAGTGTAACGAAACGCCGTTGCTGTGAGGGCTTCTTCAAATACTTGCCAAGGGTTATGCGCCTCAACTTCGCCGCCGTTCGCGACATCGCCGTTCAGCTGAATTCCATGCACTATCAGAAGGAGGTTGTTAGGAAACGCCTGGCGGTGAAGGTCGACTTCGCCTTTAGTCAGCAGGATGGTGAAGGGACCGCCAGTCGTGCCTTTAACTTCGACTACTTTTTCCACACCATAAAACTGCGCTCTGTAGTCGCAAGGTTCTCTCAAGCTGACGTCACGAATTCGCGTAAAAGCATTTGCCGCAAGCCATTCCCTGGCGACGAGCATTGCCCGGGCATCAACCGCTCTTCGTTGAACAGCATTCAATCCAAAGCCCTGTCCGCGCCGTCGTCGGTTCGGGTTGATAAGCTCATTGATTTCGGCATTCAACTCTACGACATCGCGCTGAAAAGCTCGCGGTTGCCGCCCAGCAGCTGCGGCATCATACAACGCCCGAAGGAGTTCGATAGCGTCGCCCAGATCAGCGAGCAGAACCTGTTCGTCTGGAATCGCCGCGACGGGATATGTTTTGGAGAATGCCGTTGTCCGCTCGTATGCCCTTGGAAGCTGGGCGGTGCTTCCAAGCCGAACTCCTGGGGTAAAATTCAGGCGCCTAGCTGCATCTCCGATCTCCCCTCGGGACCAATCCATGAGTTCTTGTGCCTCTTCAGCAGGGCGAGGTTGAAAAGTGAGGCCGTCCCAGGTTGTAGAGCCATGGCTGATACAGAGCGAGACTGCACCTCCGTCAGGGTGGAAAAGGTAAACCACATACCACCCGTTTTGCGGGTTTGGAGACATTCCATCCGCAAAGATTCTGACCCACGGCACCAGCGTTTTCCTGCCTGTACCATCTTTTCCCGCAACATCGAATTGGTCTGCGAACTCGCCGAGACGAGGGGCGAGCTGTGGTTGATGGAGCCTGATCCATCTGGGAATGCGCTGCCTGATAACAACGCCTCGGGTCGACATTGGATCAGTGTTTTCGTGTGAGTACTCGAGCTGAAGCTGTAGCACCTGAATAAGCAAGTCTCGCATGTTATTCCTCCATCATAGGTTGAAGGATACGTGGCGAAAAACTTTTAAAATTTCGTTCTAGGAGAGGCAGGCATGACCAAACTCCCAACAACCCCACGCCAGCACACGCCGACGGTCGACGCCGACCATAACCCCACCACTTGCTTTGTCTGCGGCATGCACGCCTTCGGTATCGGCGTGAACGCCAACGGGCGCGACAAAGACCCTCACTACATCTGCCGGAGGTGCGCCGTGGGCATCGACAATTACAAGAGGATCGATCGCCTCGACGACTACGAGCTGCGCGCTTTGGACGCCGGCGTTGATGCCGTCGGCGAGTACATCGCCGAGCATGGTGTGACGGACCTCTCGCACTTCGACGAGCTTATGCAGCGCATGATGGTGAAGGCCGCATGGGAGGGCTGCGCGCGGGGTCTGAGGGCAGCGCTGAGTGAGGCGCCGTTTTGAGCCGGCTAATTGGGCACGCCCAGCTCGATAGTCTTCATCTTTCGGAGGAGGGTGCCGTTGTAATCGGCACCATCACCTCCGGAATGAACGCGTCGATGACAGTTGGGGCAGAGCGCGATCACAAATCTCGGGTCGTCTGGCCCACCGTCAGTAAGGCGGCGGATGTGATGGGGCTCGAGGTAGGGCACACCATTCGGCCGCGTAAAGGGAGCGTCTTTCCCACAGCCCTCGCATTTGCCGAGAGAGCGAGCAACCACGTAATCTCGCACGTCACGACTTCTGTCAAAGACGCTCGTAGTCACCTGATTTTTAGCCGGTTTCTGGACAGATGCGGCAAAGGCACGCTTCTTGAGTTCATCAAGGGACTTGGCTGTCTGTGGAGAAGCGACAGGCATATTTTCGACGTGCTCGAACACCGTGTCGATCGGGCGAAGGGTGAACACTATGGCGTCACGAATATTCCCCAGGCGATCGGGAGCTCTGACGATCTTGTGGCCCTCATAAACCATCTCGCCTTCGAACCTTAGGCCTGCCTTCAGTTTAGTGAAGAGCAAGAGGCTTTTGCCGCGGGCCGAATGGCTGGCAATACCGAGATTGCCCTTTTCCATCTTCATGTCGCCGACTTGGCCCTCGCCAAAGTAATCGAACCTTCCATCTGGGGACCACGTGTCATTGTAGCCATGTTCGTGACCTTCTTCGCCCGTCACGATAATCACCAGATTATGTTTCTTAGGGGTGATGATACCACCCTGCTGCTGACCGCCGAACGGCGCGTGAATGCTCGCGCGTCTGTTGTAAATGCGACCTTTATCGAATCCCCAGGACATAGCCACCCCTAGCCAAAATGCGTGCCTGCGTTGTGTAGCAGCCGCTGGCTCGCCTTATCAAGCCAAGGAGACCCCCTTTGCAAACGCCGCTTGAACTAGCGCAACATTACGTCGGCCAAGGCTGGCCGGTATTTCCCTGCCGTTCGCACGCCGAGGAGCACGTCGACCAGGCAACCGGCGAGATCATCACTCTCGGAGAAAAGACGCCTTTGACGCCCAATGGCTTCAAAGGCGCAACGCGCTTTCCGCGCATTATTGAAAGATGGTGGTCGGACTGGCCAAATGCCGCCGTTGGCCTGCCCACGGGCGAGAAGACAGGCTTCTTCGCGCTCGACATCGACAACAAGCCGGGCGGCGCCAATGGCTTCGACTGGCTGTCGGAGATGGAAGCCGAGCATGGTCCGCTGCCAGACACAGCACGCGTGACGAGCCCGAACGGCGGGCTGCATATCTACTTCAAGTACGTCGTGGGCACGCGCAACCGCGGCGCTCTGGGCGCTGGCGTCGATATCCGCTCTGAAGGTGGATACGTGCTCGCCGCCGGCAGCACGATGGCCAATGGCCGCTCCTACAAGTGGGACACTGACACCCGCGAGATAGCCGACGCGCCGGCATGGTTGTTGGACCTGCTGCTGCCAAAGTCGGCGCCGGCCCATACGCAGTACAGCCTGTCGGCTGCGACGAACAACGCTTACGTCGATGCCGCCGTCGACCGTGAACTGGCGGACCTTGCTGGTGCGCCGATGGGCAGCCGTAACAACGCACTGAACGATGCTGCTTTTTCCATCGGCACTATCGTCGGAGCGGGTGCGCTCGGTGAAGCGGAGGCGCGCGCCTTGCTTCAGGATGTGGCTCGTGGCTGGGGCAGGGACTGGTCACGTTGCTGCAAGACGATCGAGAACGGCCTCAAGGCTGGCATCCAAAACCCTCGCCATATTCCAGAGCCTGACTTCCCGGCGCACGACAACACGCGTCTGGTGGACATCACGCGGATGATCCAGCGCGGTCTCGAGAAAGGCAGGCTGCGCGAGCAAGCGGCAAGGGTCGATGCAGACGTTACTGTACAGGAAGAAGTGCTGCACAACGGCACGGATATTCCCGAGCGGGAATCTGCATCACCAGACGGTGATATGGAGCCAGCAAACGATAACACACCGCAATCGCCAATCACGGCCACTGCGTTCAAGTGGATAGACCCAAAGACATTGCCGCGCCGTGAGTTCGCTTACGGATCGCACTTCATTCGCAAATACGTATCGGTCACGGTATCTCCTGGCGGCCTTGGTAAGACGTCGGCCAGCATCGCTGAGGGTCTTGCCATGGTGTCGGGTAGGGCACTGCTCGGCATCAAGCCACCCAAGCGGCTGCGCACATGGATATTCAATGCCGAAGACCCGCGCGACGAGATGGAGCGGCGCATCATGGCTGCTTGCATCCACTACAAGCTGAAGCCCGCCGATCTCGAGGGACATCTGTTCCTGGACAGTGGTCGCGAACAGGAGCTGGTCGTCGCCATCGACGACAAGAAGGCAGGCGTGCGCATCCAGCAGCCGATTGTCGAAGCGGTGGTTGAGCAGATCGAGCGCAACGGTATTGACGTGATGATTGTCGACCCGTTCGTTTCCACGCATGGCGTCAACGAGAACGACAACGGCGCGATCGACAAGGTCGCTAAGCTTTGGGCGCAGATCGCCGACTACACCAACTGCTCGATCGATATCGTGCACCATCTGCGCAAGGTGGCGGACCGAGAGGCCACCGTCGAAGACGCTCGAGGTGCAGTATCGCTGATCGGCGCGGCGCGCTCGGTGCGAGTCCTCAACCGCATGTCGGAAGAGCAGGCAGGCGAGGCGGGTATCAACAAGGAGGACCGCTTCGGGTACTTCTACACCACCTACGGAAAGTCGAACCTAACGCCGTTGTCGCACAAGGCGGAGTGGCGCCATCTGGTGTCGACGCCGCTTGGAAACGGGACAGGTCTTGCCCAGCCGCAAGACTTCGCGCCGGTAGTTACAGAGTGGCATTGGCCGAGCGCCGAGGATGTGGCGGGAGACCTCACAGACGACCAGCGTGCGTCCATTCTGGCGGCTGTGAGCGCGTCCGACTACAAGAAGTCACCGAAGGCCAAGAACTGGGTTGGAGCCGCTGTGGCGTACGCTGTGGGGCTGGATTTGGACGACAACGTGCAGCGCAAGCGCGCGTCCAGCCTTGTGAGTGCGCTGATGCGTGAAGGAGCGCTTGTCGAGCGAGAGGAGCGAGATCCGGTCAGGCGCGAGTTGGCGGTGTTTGTTAGGGCGGCTTGAAAAAAAAGAGGAGCTTCGCCCCTTTTTCTTTGTAACGCTATTGCGTTACTAACGTAAAAGCGTTATATGCAGGTCACCAAACCAAACCAAACCACACCACATTGAGGAGACCTACATGCTTCAAGAATTCGCAAAATTTCTTATCGCCGGAATGGATATGCCCTCCGGTGAGCGCGAGGAAATATGGCCTAAGTGGGCCGCAGAGGAGCGCAGGGTTTACGAGCGCTGGATAAAAGAAACCAATCGGGGTCAAACGTGGTGCAAGAAAGACCCTATGGTTCAGAGCTGGGACAGCGCTCGATTTCACTGGTTCGAACTCCCCAAGTTTCGGGAGTTCGTCCGATGAGCAAGACCAATCCAGATCACAAGGCGAGGTTTTCTTTTGGCGTTATGTGCTCGTGCTCATGTGGGTGGACTTCCGCCACATGGTTCGGGAAAGGCGCGAAGTACAGCGCCGCCGGAGAATGGCGCTATCACCGGGAGAAGTGTGAAGCGGTGAAGGAGGAAGACAAGTGACACAGTTCATGGTCCGCATCCTGCGGGACACAGACGAAGACTACGCCGACGTGGTTGTGGATGCCGACGACGAGGCAGAGGCAAGGGAACTGGCGCTTGCTATCGTCAGGAAGAAACCGAGCCAGTGGTTTGATACGCCTCAGCCGCCGACATATTCAGTTGATGAGTCGAGTGATGTGGAAGAGTTTGATGGCTCTGAATATGAGAGTGCAACTCTATGATGGGCAACAAGTGGGTTCAGGCTTCCATCATCTTCGGTTTGGCTGTCGGTATCTGGATTGGCGGGTGGATCGCGCTCTTATGGCCGACACAGCCATTCCATCTTATCGTTCCTGTGCCAATCGGGCTGTGGGCAATGTGGGTTGGTGCTAATGCCCGAGGAACGGACGGATGGGGAGGTCCTTGGAATGGCCCCTGAGCTTCAATACTTCATCGCGTTTTGGGTATTTGCTGCTATCCTGTTCGCTGGAATGCTCATCCATGGAGCAAAAAACGATGATGGCCCGCACGGATGGTTTTTTTGACGGTCCTTGACGTCATGAAAGAATCGTCGCTCATGGACCACATGCCAAAGGCCCAAATGACCAACGCAGAGTTCCGCAGCATCAGAGAGAAGCTTGGCTTCACTCAAGCGGAACTCGCCGCATTTTTTGATTATGGTTCGCACGTTCGTATCTCAGAGTTTGAGCGCGCGACCAATCCTAAGCCAATCCCAGACGTGTTGGCACGCCTTATGCGAGCGTACGACGAGGGATACCGTCCGAAAGACTGGCCGAAATAATTAGTTTCACTCAATATTTCCTGCGGCACGTTGAACTGTCAGAACGATCTCATCTGGCGCATGGATCAGTCCTGGGTGGTTTTGTGCCAGTATCTCGACTATCGCCCATTTCGCCGCATTCATGTGGACTTGCCGAACATCTACTCGTCCGCTCTCTAAATTTTCGTATGTCCGTAGAGGAAGTCCCATCGCTATCGAAAAATCTTTCTGGGACATACAGGTAGATTGACGCAACGCCTTCAGTTCTTCAGCCGACATTGAATTCCACACTCCCTTTTGCTATTTTGGGAACCGGAGAGGTTGCAGCCTCTCCGGCCCCAGTTTAACGGCCGATGGAGATCGTTACTCTCCACTTGCCGAACCGGACTTGGACGGTGAGCTTGATGCTCATGGTATCCTCCAGTCGGGTTGCCGAAGCGGGTTTGCTTCGGTGATTTCTTTATGCCACCATTTTGGTGGTCGCGCAAGCGAAAACCACCATTTTGGTGGTAAAAAATAAAGCCGTCTGCCTTACAGGGCTGGCGGCTTTTTTTGTCTCTTATACGACGGGAGATTATCGCCGTTCTCACTTATCGGGGAACCATTTGCGCCACCTTGCGTTTTCTCCTCAAACAACAAAGAGGAGACATATCAATGGATTGGAACCGCGTAGAAGGTAACTGGAAACAGATGAAGGGAAAGGTTAAGGAGCAGTGGGGAAAACTCACCGACGACGACCTTGATGTCATCAATGGCAAGCGTGAGCAGCTGGAAGGCAAAATCCAGGAGCGCTATGGCTATGCGAAGGACCAGACCAAGAAAGACATCGACGACTGGTATGGTCGTCAGGGTTGGTAATGCTGGAACCTTAAGCGCGCCGGGCAGTTAGATAGGTCATGGCAGCGCGTTAGCGCAGCGGCTTTATCGTCGACCACGGATGTACTGGCGGCGCAGAGAAGCAAAAGAAAGGTCGGTGCAGAGATGCGCTGGCCTTTTTTGTGGGTCTGGTTGTATCTTTCCCGTCATTCAACTTTTATTTTGTTGCCTTAGGAGCTAAATATGTATTGAGCGAATTGAGAAGGAATCGGCAATGAAGAGAGTGAACCTTCTTGAATATTTTGAGTTGGCAGAAAGTGTGATGTCTGCAAAGTCCGGGCTGAGCACGAATTCTTCAACTGAGGTTGCCTCGATCTATTTTTCGATCTCCGGATTGCTACCGCGACTGAATACATTTCTTAGTGACGACAACGGGTTCTCTGCTTCTAAGCATGCTGCATCGGAACTTTTGGCAGGGGTAAGCGGGTGGATTGATGAGAAAGTCTTCCCGGGTGGAGGCTTTTCGAGTGAAAGATTTGATAAGAAGATTGATCCGTGGGAGTGGGCTCAACTAAGAAAGAAGGTTGAGGCGTTCCGCACAGTATTTGAGGCCGAGTGCCATGGCGTTGATGTTTATTCACTTGGCCAAATATCAATTTATAAAACGCAGACCCTCGTTTCGAACGGCGCAAAGATAATTCCAGAAGAGTACCATAGTGACATACCAGCAGAGGCGCTCGCTGAGTTCGACAATGCTGGCAAATGTTTAGCATTCGACTTGCCGACATCCTGCGGTTTTCATGCGTTGAGAGGGCTGGAACTCGTTATGGACGCATACCTGGCTGCGTTTGGCGTCAATACGAAGCGGCTGAGAAGTTGGAATATGTATATTCAGGCCGCGAAAAAACTGATCGATGATGACAAGGCAAATTCGAAACCGTCTCCAAAGGTCGCCGCGATGCTCGACAGGATGCGGGAATTAGATCGAAATCCTCTGATGCATCCGAGGGACACCCTCGATACCCTTTCGGCCGATCAGCTTTATAAGCTGTGCGCAATTACCGTTGGCGAAATTGTTCGCGACATCCGTAAGCTCAAGAGCGGCGGCGCTGTGGCAAAAATCGCAAACAACGCTGGCGCATCGCTTCCCTCCATGCAACTCGAAAAATAGCAAATACAACTTCTAATGCTGCACGCATAGCGCATTATTTATCCGTGCACTAACTGTGCACATACGGGCGGAGACACCCGCACAGCGCTGCCCGGTTGGTGCACGTTTAGTAGGGTATATATTTATATATACCCCTACACGTGCAACCGTGCAGGGCGGTGTGCCGCGCGCACGGTTCTCATGATGATTTATTCGGGCAACGAGCAGCGGGCAGAAGGGCGGTCGTGATGCAACCTGCATTTCGACTGGAACTCGAATCAAGGTGGTCGCATTTGCGTGTTAGAAGGAGGGCACCATGCCAGACAACGAAACGCAGCCGTACACCGTCGAGCAACTGCAACAGGAATATTCGGTCAGCCTGCCAAAGGCCGTCGAGGTCATGGATCGCTTTGGCGGAGATCGACGGACGATCAAGAAGCTGATGAAGCGATGTCCGCACCGCGGTGACGAGCACTAAAAAACGACCGGCGTTCAGCCGGTCTTTTCTTTTGGCCAAAAAATATTTCACAAATTGACTACCCGTTTTCACTCCTATCTCGGAAAGTATGTGTGTCGCCACCACGACAACACCACACGAGGAGGCCAGCATGCAGCAAACCACCCGCATCAATGGCAAGCGCGTCATCATCCGTACTTCGCCAAAAGGCACTGTCACTTTCGCAGACGCACCCATCAAGGAAAGCGAAGGGCAGGCGGCTCAGGTCCGCGCCCTGCGGTCGCTGCCGGAGTACGGCCGCCAGTTCCTGCTCGCGGGTGACATGAACAGTGCCAAGCGCGGTCCACGTGCCCAGGCTGACGCTATCGCGACTGGCATGACGCCTGGCGAAGCTGACCTGCGGATCTACCTCAAGGGCGGTGTGCTGCGGATGATCGAGAACAAGGTCGGCAAAGGTCGGCTGTCTCCGGCACAGGTCGCGCGCCACGCATCACTCGTCAGACTGGGGCACCCGGTTGAAGTGGTGCGCTTCACGTCCACAGGTGAAGCGGCAAGCAAGGCCGTATCGCTGGTGCGCCAGTGGCTTGCTGACAACGACAACACCAAGCAGCAGTAACCGGCGCCTACCAAGCGCCAGCACCACAGGGGAGACGAGTATGGCCAGACATGGATCACTTGCAGAACAGCTTGCAGCAGTTCGCCGTTATGTAACGACACCAGACCATGAACCCGAGCCGCTACAGACGAACTGGTCGGTTGTTGCCGCGAACGACAACAATCCGGATGATGTCGAGGGTCTCAAGCATGACCGCAAAAGGCTGGTCACTCCGTCGGTAGCGGAAATCATGAAGAACGTTGCATCAGGTGAAGTGGAGAAAAACGAAGAAGGACAGACGATTCGCATCGGTCGACTTCGTTTCAGTGACGGGAACCAGACCGAAAGAGCGTTCAGGCTTACGATCGACGGAGGCGTTGAGGAATATGCCGCAAGGATGCCAGCAGGTGCGATGCTTGGTTCACGCGACAAGGTTGACGTTGCGCTTGGCGGTGACGAAAACCCACGTGAGGTGATCGAAAGCAACAACTACTTCGCCGAGATGCTGGACACCAAGAAGCCCAGATACGTCACAGGGCACAGGCACAAGGGCATTCGCATCAATCTCAACCACGACGAAGCCAAGGCGCAGTTGGCCAGGGCTTACGCCAACACCGACATGAGCAAAGTTACTTTCACCCGCTGCCCTGACGGGCTGCCATGCGGCTCCGCCAAGATTGCCGATAGCTTTCTGGGAATGCAAAAGACCACATGCGCTGGCGGCGGCTCAATGATGTGGCAGGACATCGTCACTGCGATGGCTGATCGCAAGGAGTGGTTCGATGCGGTTGACGAGCTAAAGGACGAGGACAGGGCGACGCTGGAAGCGGCAAGGACTGCCAAGAACATGGCGGAACTCGGGGCGAAGGCTGGGCATCAAGGCAAGCAGGCTGAACGCCAAGGCAAGCGACGATTGATTGCAGCCAATGATAATCTGATGGCTGCGCTGCGAAAGGCATCATCATAGCGTCCCTTTCCGCGATCTCGGAGAGAGTAGGGTGAAGGGGGCGCAACTAAGTTGCGAACCCCACTGCACTCCGAGCGCTATGCGTCGGGCCCATCGCCATGCTGCACTCGTTGCATCCTCTGAGCTTTGGGTAACTATCACGTGGAGTAGAGCAGCCCGGTAGCTCGCCAGCCTCATAAGCTGGAGGCCGTGAGTTCAAATCTCACCTCCGCAACCAGTCAGCAGGACAGGCCGTGGACGCGTAAGCCCTGATAACCGAACCGCACAATGCGGCCTGCTTCCCCATCCCATGCGCGTTCTCCTCCGCTTGCATGGTGATCGTGCGGCCCGTTCCCTTAATTGGTAGAGCGGGCCGCTTTTGTTTTTCTTAATTGTTGGCGGTTCCTTACGGCCTAGTGTCAGGCCTACCAGGTCTCTGCAGATCATCTGGAATCGGAATGTCGGTGCCGCCGCCACCGCCATCGGTAGGCTGCGGCCGATCAGGCCCACTTTCCACTCTGGCTGTCATTTCTCCTTGGCGCGGAAAATCGAACTTGATACGGCGACCAGATACAGAGCCATGTCGATCTCTAATACGCTCTAGAACTTCTTCGGTGGGTGTGTAGCTTTCAAACTTGGCAACCAGATCGCGGCCAAGATTTAAAGTTTTATTGTCGGCGCTAAAAACGATGTCCGGACAATGCGGAATGCTTGGCGTATTTGGTTCTAATGGTGCCGACGGCTCTGTCGGAAACATAGGCTTTATCGCTATCACCTTTGCGTTGGGTCGCTGGGGCAGAAACTGTTCGGCGATGCTTGGTGCGCGAATGTGGCCGACCGTGTATCCGTCTAGGTTAATCGCTGCAAAGTCTTCACGTAACTTAATTATATCAACTTGCGGACAAGTCTGCTGGCCTGGAACCTGTGTTAAGCCGATCGACGGCAAAAGTAACGAACACCCAACCGCAAAGCCTATCGACGTGAAAATACGAGTGCTGACCATCAGTTCCCCCTGAACTATAGCAGATAAAATAAGAATTGCACTCGATGATGTGTTTGTCGAGAGCCGCGAACTTCTTTTTATGCTGGCACACCAATGCCCAAACCCTACGGCCGCTCGGCCGAAGCTGCGCTCTACCGTCGAATGTACAAGACGGCACGATGGCAGCGCTTACGTTTGGCGCAGCTTGCTGCCGAGCCGCTATGCCGGTTCTGCCTGGCTGTCGAGGATGTCACCGAGGCAACTACGTGTGACCACGTCAAGCCGCACAAGGGCGACGAGGCTTTGTTCTACGACCCGAACAACCTGCAATCACTTTGCGCTCCATGCCACGACAAGCTGAAGGCTCGCATCGAGCGAGGCCAACAGGCCGTGGTCATTGGTGTTGATGGATATCCCGTCGAGGTCGGTGGGTAGGGGGTGCCTCGAAAGTGGCCGACCGACCACCGCAGGACCGCCGGGGTAACGCAATTCAAGTGCAAACACAGATTTTTGCCTAGCGCGTGCGCAAGTGCGCGTGCGCGAGGGGATTCCGCATGTCTGAAAAGAAAAGCCGTGTCGACAGCGTTGATGAGGCCGTGAGGATTGCCTCTGCGGCTTCTGAGGATATCCAGTTTCCTGAAAACGTGCCGCTCGACGACGGCGACGTCCCATTTTTCAAGAATGTCATTGCCGAATATGCCCGCGCCGATTGGTCGGCGCACCAGCTTGAAATTGCCGCGATGCTTGCCCGCACGATGGCAGACCTAGTGAGGGAGCAAGACCTGCTTCGCACTGAGGGCTCGGTCGCAGTCACTGAAAAAGGGACGCCCGTAGCCAACCCACGGAAATCCGTAGTCCAGATGCACGCTTCTTCCATCCTTTCGTTTCGCCGATCACTGGCGCTGCATGCGCGCGCCGTACAAGGCGAGGCGAGGGACGCGGCCAAGCGGCGAGACCAAGCCAAGGAGATCGAGGCAGGCGCGAGCGTGGATGACGAACTCCTAGCCTAATCGAGGTTGTGAATGCTTTCTGAGGCCGTGGTCGGCGCCATCAAGTGCGGCCCGATCCCGGTTCTGCGCGACTGGCGCGGACTGCCGACGTCGGAGCTAACGCGCGGCGAGAAGATGTGCCGCTTCATCGAAGAATATTTGGTCGTGCCAGAGGGCGCTCTCGTCGGGCAGCCGATAAGGCTGCTGAACTTCCAGGTGGCCTTCATCCTGTCAGTCTATGACAACCCGAACGGCACGTCGCGAGCGTATTTGTCGATCGCACGTAAGAATTCAAAGACGGCTACCATTGCTTGCCTCTTGCTCGGCCACGTGATTGGCCCAGAGGCGTTTCCGAACAGCCGTATCATGTCCGGCGCGCGATCCCGCGACCAGGCTGCTGAAGTCTTTAACTACGCCAGCAAGATGCTGATGATGTCGCCGCGCCTGAAGGGGCTGTATCGCATCGTCCCATCCGGCAAGATGATTGTCGGCTTGCGCAAGAACGTCGTCTACCGCGCCAGTTCGGCGGAAGCCAAGAGCGCGCACGGCGGTTCGCCACTGGTCGCCATCCTCGACGAGGTTGGCCAGATCAAGGGCCCGCACGACGACTTTGTCGAAGCGATCGTCACGTCGCAAGGCGCATACGGCGACAAGGCGATGATCTTCGCTATCTCGACGCAGGCAGCGACTGACGGCGACCTTTTCTCGCGATGGCTGGATGATGCCGAGACATCAAAAGTACCACGAACGGTTTCGCACCTTTACACGGCTCCGGCTGATTGCGACGTCCTCGACGAGGAAGCGTGGCAGGCCGCGAACCCTGCGCTTGGCAAGTTCAAGTCCGTTTCATCGGTTCGCGACGACGCTGAGCGCGCGGCTCGTATGCCGACTGAGGAGGCCAGCTTCCGTTGGCTCCATCTCAACCAAAGGATCGATGCCAATGCACCGTTTGTGTCTCCGGCTATTTGGCGAGCGTGTAACGCTCGAGTTGTGGACTTTGATGGTCTCCCTGTGTTTGGTGGGCTCGATCTTTCTGAGGTGAGCGACTTGACTGCTCTGGTGCTCATGGCGCCGAAAGAGCAGGACGGAAAGACCACCTGGCACGTAAAGCCGACGTTCTGGCTGCCCGGCGACGGGATACGCGCGAAGGCAAAGGCCGACCGCGTGCCGTACGATGTGTGGCATAAGGATGGGCATCTCGAAGCCGCCCCAGGCAGAACCGTCGACTACGAGTTCGTCGCGCATTACCTGCGCGACCGCTTCGAAGAGATGGACATCCGCAAGATTGCGTTCGACCGGTGGAACTTCCGACATCTGAAGCCATGGCTGCAAAAGGCTGGCTTCACCGACGATCAGCTTGAGGGCGATGATGCTGTATTCCAGCCGTTTGGGCAGGGATTCCAGTCGATGTCGCCAGCTCTCCGCGAGCTCGAAAGCATCATCCTCAACGGCAACCTTGCCCACGGCGACCATCCAGTGCTGACGATGTGCATGATGAATGCCACCATCAAAGCGGATCCTGCCGGCAATCGAAAGCTCGTCAAACATAACCGCGAACGCCGCATCGACGGCGCAGTCGCCTTGGCAATGGCAACGGCGATGGCCGGAACCTACGAGGTCGGCGATAGCGGCGACTTGGACGACTTCGTCAACAATATCATCTCTGTCACCTGGTGACGGGCAACCTAGTGGTGAGGCCTGATGGGCTTTTTTGAGAGATGGGTCGGAAGGCCTATCAAGCTCACCGACGGCGAGTTCTGGAGAGGCTTCTTTGGCCTTGGCACCACGTCTGGGGAGACAGTCACGATTGAGAGCGCCCTTTCGCTCGATGCGGTCTGGGCATGCGTCAACCTCGTGCAGAACGCGGCCGGTACCCTTCCTTGCATCGTTTACGGCGAGGACGGCGTGACTGTCGACAAGAACGCTGCGCTTTACGAGCTTCTGCACGACATGCCGAACATGGACGACACTGCGCCAGAGTTCTGGTCGATGGCGGCGATGTGCCTGCTGCTCGACGGCAATTTCTTCGCCGAAAAGAAGATGAACGGCGAGCGCCTCGTTGCACTTAATCCGCTTCACCCTTTGAACGTGGATGTGTGTCGCTCCAAAGATGGGCGGAACACGCGCTACTACGAGGTGACGGAAGACGGCAAAAAGCGCCGAGTGCCAGAGGGCAAGATGTTTCACGTCCGCGGCGTCCGTTTGCCTGGCTGTGATCGCGGCATGTCGCCGATCGGCGTGGTGCGCAATACGGTCGGGAGTGCATTGGCGGGCGAGAAGGTCGCCGGCCGCATGTTCAAGAACGGCCTGCTTTCTTCGCTCATCGTTAGCTCGGATCAGATTCTGAAGCCTGAGCAGCGCAAGCAGATATCCGACACGCTGACGCAATTCGCCGGTGCCGAGAAGGCTGGTGGGGTGACGGTATTGGAGGCTGGCTTCAAGCCGTATCCGATGTCGATCAACCCAAAGGATGCTCAATTCCTTGAGGCGAGGCAGTACAGCGTCGAGCAGATCTGCCGCATTTTCGGCGTTCCTCCCGTGATGATTGGTCACGCGGCAAATGGCACCACGACCTGGGGCAGCGGCATTGAGCAGCTGATCCTCCAATTCACTAAAACCTGCATGCGGCCGATGCTCAAGCGCATCGAAGCGGCAATTTATCGTGACTTGCTGGACGCAAAGACGAGGAAGACCACGAAGGTGAAGTTCAACATGGAAGAACTCTTGCGCGGCGACAGCACGGCGCGAGCAGAATTCCTGTCGAAGATGGTCACGAACGGCATCTACCTCGTCGATGAGGCTCGCTCTTACGAAGACAAGGCGCCAGTGGACGGCGGCAACAAGGCCATCGTGAACGGCACGATGACGCGCCTCGATACGCTTGGGAAGACCGAAACTCCGGCGCCAACGCCAGCAGCGCGCGCTGCATAAGGGAAAATCATGAAGTTTGAACACCTGATTTCGGTCTTTTTGGCCGAGCCTTGGGCTATTCAGCGCGAAAAACTGGGCGTTTTGGCTGATGTTTTGGTGGCGCGGGCCGAAGGTGAGAAGCTGTTTTCGTCCGAGTTCGCCGCCTCAATCGACGAGGCCCGAGCGAAGGAAATCGCGGAATCGACCGGCAGCGTCGCCATAATCCCGGTTTATGGGGTTCTGGCCGATAAAATGGACCTGTTTTCCGCGATGAGCGGCGGCACGTCCTATGCCGGCATCAAGAAAGCGCTGCACAAAGCGCTTTCGAACGAGGATATCAAGGCTGTCGTGCTCGACATCGACAGCCCCGGCGGCACGGTGCCCGGCACTGACGAGCTCGCAACCGAAATTCGCAAGCTACGCGGTGGCGAAAAGCCGATCATTGCGCAGGTCAACAGCCTTGCGGCAAGCGCTGCTTACTGGATTGCGGCGTCGGCCGACGAAATTGTCGTCACACCTTCCGGCCGTGCTGGTTCGATCGGCGTTTATACCGCCCATGATGACCTGTCGGCTGCCCTTGATCAGCGCGGCATCAAGCGCACCTACATTTCAGCCGGCAAGCACAAGGTTGAGGGTAACGAGACCGAGCCGCTCGGCAAGGACACGCTGGCCCACGTGCAGGACGGTGTGAACCGCTCGTACAATCGCTTCGTTGCAGCTGTCGCCGAAGGGCGCGGCGTGACGGTCAGCAAGGTTGAGGATGGCTACGGTCAGGGGCGCGTTTTCTACGCAGAAGCCCTCATGGACCGCGGCATGGTCGACCGTGTTGCGACGCTTGACGAGACTTTGGCCCGCTACGGCGCCGACGTTGAACCTGCGCCAGTGAGGCGCATCAAAGCCGCCAACGCTGCGAAGGCTGAGGCAGCGCAGACGCTGGTCGAGAAGATGTCCGCTGGCGAGCAAATCACAAAGCGCGAGTTCGAAAACGGCATCAGGGGACTGATGGGGTTGTCGGGCTCTGAGGCAGAGCGGGCCGCTCGGCTCTACCTCAAAGATGGTCAGGGGGCTCCTGACGTCGAGACGGATGCTGCTGCTTTGGCAGCCATTGAACGGCTTATCGCCGAAGCAAAATCACCACTCATTCGATAAAGGAGCCACTCATGGCTGATAATCAACTTGCCGATAAGATCGGCGAGCTCGGTACTTCGCTTGCGTCCATCAAGGAGCAGGTGGGCAACCTCGCAACCGACTTTACCACGAAGCTTGCCGCCAACGGCGAAGTTTCGGCGGAGCTGAAGGAAAAGACTGACAAGGCTCTGTCTGAACTTGGCGACGTTACGACCCGCCTCGGCGAGATGGAGAAGCGAGCCGCTCGAGAAAACGAGATCGGCGAAAACGAGCAGAAGTCGCTAGGTGACCTCGTCATCGATTCTGCCGAGTTCAAGGCCGGAATGCTCACCGGCGCATCTCGTGGCTCGATTCGCGTGAAGGCCGACCGCGCTGCCATCACCTCTGCCAATACCACCGTCGGCGCCGGCCGCTCTCAGGGTACGTCTCTGGTTCCCGGCGCGCGTGTTCCTGGCATCTTTGGTCTGCCTGAGCGCCAGCTGACGATCCGCGACCTGGTTTTGCCCGGCCAGACTGCTTCGAGTTCGATCGAATACGTCAAGGAAACCGGCTACACGAACAACGCTGCACCGGTCGCTGAAACGACTGCGAAGCCTTATTCGGATCTGACGTTCGACATGACGTCCGCGCCGGTTCGTACGATCGCGCACCTGTTTAAGGCCTCCCGCCAGATCCTGGACGACGCGCCAGCGCTTCGCTCCTACATCGACGGCCGCGCTCGCTACGGTTTGCGCTTCGCCGAAGAAAATCAGCTGCTGAATGGCTCTGGCACCGGCCAGAACATCCATGGCCTGGTTCCGCAGGCTACCGCGTTCAACCCGGCGTTCGCTGCCGCAGACGAAACCGGCATCGACCGTCTCCGTCTGGCTGTTCTGCAGGTCGTTCTCGCTGAGTATCCGGCAACCGCGTTCGTTCTGAACCCGATCGACTGGGCGAAGATTGAGCTGACCAAGGACGCCGGCGGCAACTACATCATCGGCAACCCGCAGGGCTCGCTCACTCCGACGCTCTGGAACCTACCGGTTGTTTCGACGCAGGCCATGGCCGCAGGCGAGTTCCTCACCGGTGCGTTCAGCTTCGCAGCCCAGATCTTCGACCGCATGGAAATCGAGGTTCTGCTTTCCAGCGAGAACGTCGACGACTTCGAGAAGAACATGTTCACCATCCGCGCTGAAGAGCGTCTGGCGTTCGCAGTCTATCGCCCCGAGTCCTTCGTGACTGGCGATGTCGAAGGCGCCTGATTAATCTGAGGGGAGCTTCGGCTCCCCTTCCTTGAAAGGGAGTGAACATGACCGATTTTCTAGAAGTGAAAGCCAAGCGCACGTTTGCCGTTGGCAAAGAGCTAAAGAGCAAAAAGAGCGATCCATTCAAGGTCGAGGCGGGCGAGGCGAAGCAGCTCGAAGAGCTGGGCTTGGTAGACATCATCGGCGAGGTTAAGGCTGACGCCTCTGTTGAAGACGACGCCGCGGATGAAGCCGCTGACAAGCCGGTGATCTCCTCTGCTCGCTCGACGAAGAAGAAGGACAAACCCGATGCTGTCAACGAAGGTTCGTAAGCGCAGGGTCGCATCCTATATCGGCGCCGGTATCGTCAACGGTATCGGCTCGCCGGTGAATTCTATCGCGCCTGCAATCACGGGCACGGCGCAGGTTGGACAGACGCTAACGTCTACCGCCGGCACGTGGACCGGCTCGCCGACCTATGCACGGCAGTGGTTCGCGGCGGGCGTCGCAATCGCTGGAGCGACGGCGGCGACCTATGTTCCGGTCGTGGGTGACGTCGGCAAGGCCATCACGGTTCGCGTAACCGCCACGAATGCCAAGGGCAGCGTGCCTGTCACAAGCGCGCCGACTGCCGCAGTAGTGGCGGCCTGATATGGCCATTGTCGATCTCGAAACCGTCAAAAAGCATCTCCGTGTCTTTCATGAAGATGAAGATATGGAGATCGGCCTCTATCGCGACGCCGCTGAAAGCATCGTTACGCAGCATCTTGATCGCGAAGTCGTAGCCGCAGGCGAAACACCCACGGCCGCCGACGGCATCGCTGCAGCGCCGGCAATCGTGTCGGCAATCCTTCTCGTGACCGGCGATCTCTACGAGGTGCGCGAGCCAGACCCGAAGGCAGCGGGCGACGCGGTTCTTCCGCGAGCGGTACGGATGCTTCTGGCTCCGTGGCGTGTCTGGCGAACAGTTGCGGACGACTATGTGGCTCCGATTCCATGAACCGTTCGACTGGCGCCAGCCAGGCTTCACCATCGCCTATCCGCCTGGCCTCTACAACGTCACGCGCAAATGCGCCGCGGCTGCGATAGCGGCTAAGGCCGCTGAACCCACCAAGGATCGACCGAATGCCAAAACGCAAGAGATCCGGAGCGGGATCGCTCAGTGAGCGCATCGTTTTTGAGGCCGAGGTCGAGGGTGATGACGGGTATGGTGGCGTTGTCGTCGGCTTCGCGGAGCAATTCGTAGAGCCCGCACGTCTTGAGCCGCGCGTCGGCAGCGAGCCTGTCATCGCAAGCCGCCTTCAGGGCTTGCAGCCCTACACCATGACCGTCCGTAGCAACGAACGCACGCGCACCATCACGCCCGCGTGGCAGGCGCGGAATAAGCGGTCTGGCGTGGTCTACGCAATCAAGGCTGCGGTCAACATCGACGAGCGCAATCAGTGGATTGAACTGCTGGTGGTGCAGGGGGAAGCTTCGTGATTAAAGCAAAGGTTCTGGGCCGCGAGGCGCTAACGAAAAAGCTCAATCAGGTCGCTCCGCTCGCCAACAAATACGCCGCCGAAGCGAAGCTACAGATCGCTACCGAGGCCGCCGATAAAATCTCCGACCGGGCGCCGATAAGTAACAGCGCAACGGCTGGTGATTACGCCGCCTCGATACAGGGCGGCAAGATTTCTGACAGACCGAGCGCAAAGGCCCTCGTCGGAGCAACAGCCAGCAAGGATCCGGACGCGACCGGAGTTTTCGCTGCGTGGATTTGGCATTTTTTGGAATTTGGTACGCGGCCGCACAACGTTGCAAAGGGTGGCGGTACGGTTGCAGGCAAGAAGCAGGCGGCCGGCGCAAAGATGCACCCTGGCACGAGGGCGCAACCGCATATTTTCCCGACATGGCGCGCGTTTAGGGCCATGGCGAAAAAACGTATCAATGATGCCGTCTGGCGAGGCGTGAGGGAGGCCATGAAAAAGTAATGGCTAACCCAGATCTCGAACTCCAGGGCGCCATCGTTGCTAGACTAAAGGCGCGAGCCGGTCTGACGGCGAAGGTGGCTCAAAGGGTTTACGACAGGCCTCCCACCAACACTCCGTTTCCGTACGTCGAATACGGCGAAAGCCAAGTGATTAGAGATGACGTCGGCTGTCTGAAGTCGAACCTCATCTACGTGACGATCCACGTTTGGTCGCAATATTCCGGAGGCTTTAAGGAGCTGAAGGAAATCATTCACGAGGTCGTCGAGGCGTTGGATGAAGCACCCTTAGTGCTGCCCTCACATCGATTGATATCGATTACGCGGCAAGGCACCCGTCATTTCAAAGACCCGGATGAAGTTACGACGCATGGCGTCGTCGAATTTGTCGCGCGCGTCGAGACACCGGCCTGATTGGCCATTAACCCCTAAATTTTGAGGTTTACTCATGGCCGACGGTCAACAGATTGGTCGTACGCTGCTCATCCAGATCGGTGACGGCGAAACTCCTGAAGTCTTTTCGAACCTGTGCGGTCTCACGACCCGCAGTTTCAATATGTCCGCCAACGAGGTCGATACGACTATCACGGACTGCGTCAATCCGGCGAATACTCCGCAGAAAACGGCAGAGCCCGGCATCAAGAACCGCACGTTTTCCGGTTCAGGCAAGTTCGTGAAAAGTACTTCGAACACTGCGTTCATGGTCCACGTCAACGACGCCACGAAGTTCACTGCTAAGGTGATCGTTCCCGGTCTTGGTACTTACACCGGCCCTTGGTTCGTTTCTGAATTCGAGTTCAGCGGCGAGATGGAGGGCAACATGGAATTCACGGCCACGTTCGTTGCTGCTGGCGTTCTGACATTCGTTGCGGAGGTGTAATTTGGCCGATGCTGAAAAGCCGTTCCCGCTTGAAGTGAATGGTGCGCGAGGCGAAGTCGGCCTGTTCGTTGGCAAGGTGCCGCTGGTTATCGTTGCGGAGATGGGCGGTCTTGCCGCTGTGTCTTCGCGCCTTTCCTGCAAGAGCATGTCCGATTTGTTTCTTCGTCTTTCGGGCGTTGAACCGGCCGCTACCGTGGCAGCTTTAGATCTGCTTACCGTGCGTGGCGACAAGATCGCGGCCATCGGCGCGCTGAAGCTGAAGCACTTCGGCGCCGTGGCCAAGGCGATTTCCGAGGCGCTGTCTCATCATTTCGATGAGGACGACGAGGGAAACGGGGAAGCCGCTCAAAAGGCGGCATAGAAGAACCTTTCCCCTGGCGCGACTGGCAAAAGATCGCATTCGGCGGCCTCGGCTGGACCCCAGGAATATTCTGGTCGTCCAGCCTGACCGAGTTCACCCTTGCGGTGAAGGGCAAGGCCGAAGCGAACGGCGGCAAGAAAGCCGTGGCTCCCCCGTCAGACGCCGAGATGGACGAGTTGATCAAGAAGTATGGTGGTTAGGCTAAGCCGGGTTCGGCTTAGCTGAGCAGTCGACCGCGGCGAAGGTCGTGTTCTCATGATTCTTCACGCTTTCGCGGTAGACGCTGCATCCGGTAGCCTTTTCGATCGCTTTAGTGTTCCGAACCCAAACCATCGGATCGAGCATCAGGAATGACTGGTCTTTTGGATTGTTCGGCATCGCCTTGTAGGAGCCAGCCTTGTTGCCCATGGGGGAGACTGAGAATTCGATGCCGTCAATCTCGACGACTTGCCCGTTTGGATAGTACTGCTCCATTTTGGTGCAGCCCGTAAGGACTGCGGCCATTGAGGCCGCCATTGCCATCGCTTTTTTCATGGTACCCCCCAAAGATATTATGCTGGCTTTAGCTTAACAGCCGTACCCGTCGCCGCGACAAAGAGTATGCCTCCGGTGCCGCCGGTCGTCAGTTGATTGTAATCCAGGTCAACAGAGATGACGGCGTCCGCTCCGACCTCATAGGCTTCTGACCTAAGGCCATCCAAACATGCGAGACGTGCCTCTTTTAGTGAGGCTTGGGAAGCGTTTGCCCGACCACCCACAAAGTCCCGCCAATTGTTGGCCACGTCTTTGTAAATGCTCATGCCCAATGCGGCTTCCGACGCTACTATCGATATGACGCTCTCAACCTGCCGATTTGGCACGTCGATTGACGTCGTCATGATAATTGACTGCTTTTTTGCGTCGCCATCGCTCTTCGCGAGCACTTCCTCGCAGTCAACGCAGTGACCGTCCTTACCGCCCAGATAATAGTCCGAACCGCACCGTTTGCACTTGGGCATATCCATCCCTTTCGGCTCGCTCCTGGCGGGCCTTTTCACGTTAGGACACCGACTTGGCCGGTAATAATAATGATGATCTGATTATCTCAATCAGCACCGACCTTGCAACCGTAAAGCGTGCCCTAAACAGGCTGGTGTCGGACGTAGGCGCGGCATCCAGTGGCATTGAGAAACGTTTTGCCGCGACTGGGAAGTCGATCAACAATTCGCTCACCACGTCGATGCAGGATCGCATCAACAGTATGGTGGGTATTGGGACGACGGCAGCAAAAGAATGGAACGGGGTTCTCGCTGATCAGCAGAAAGAGCTTGATCGCCTCCGCGCCAAATACAGCCCGTTGTTCGCTACAATTTCTAATTATAGGAACGCCGTCGCCGAGATCCGGCAGGCACATGCTGCCGGCGCCATTTCTGCTAATGAGATGGCCTCGGCAATTCAACGGGAGCGACAGGCCGCCCTTGCTTCGACTGCGGCCATCAAGGGCCGTAACGCCGCACTGAAGGCAACAGTTACAACGAGTAGCGGCAACAGCTTCAATACCGCAAACATTGCCGCTCAGTTCCAGGACATCGGCGTGACGGCAGCGATGGGGATGTCACCCATCCAGATCGCCCTGCAGCAGGGCACCCAGCTTTCGGCCGTCCTGCAGCAGATTAAAGATAGCGGGCAGGGTGTCGGCCAAGGTCTTGCGGCTGCATTTGCGTCGGTAATTTCTCCGTTGTCGCTGGTAACGATCGGCGTCATCGCCGCAGGCACAGCGGCATTTCAGTACTTTTCGACGATAATGAGCGAAGGCGATAAGTCCGCCGAAGTGCTCAAAGAGCAGGCTGCGCTGATTGCTGCTGTCGCCGAACGCTGGGGCGATGCCGTCCCCGCTTTACGCGACTACGCTGACCAGCTGAAGCGTGCGCAGGACAATGCCGACCTCAGCAAGGGCGCTGACATTGTAAATACCAACACGCTTGCTGACGTCCGCAAAGAGGTCGAGAGCACACGCGCCACTATTGCTGATCTGGTCTCGCAACTTCAGTCTGCAGGTGAAGAAGCTGACGTTATCAAGAACCTCCAGTCAGCATTCAACGACTTCGCGAAGGCTGCCGAAGAAGGCAAGGCGCAGACTGAAGATGTGGACCGTGTGCAGTCGGCCCTCAGTGCGGCGATAAACAGCACCGGCATTCCTGCACTCGCTGAGTTCGCCAAATACTTTTCCACGCTATCGGCAGCTGCGCTGTCGGCCGCTGACAGCGTCCAGAAAGTCAACGACGCAACGTCTGTAGCAACCTCCAGGATCAATGATCCGAGGACGTGGCGCGGAGCAGGCCAGCAGGATTCACAATTCGGCGCAGACGCCACAATCCAAGGAACTCAGTTTCCCCTACCGGATAACGGCCCGACACCAGATCGACGCCCGTCCGATCTGGACACAGACAAAAACAGGGGTTTCGGCACACCCAAGCGGGCGAGAACTCCGCAAAAGACCGCATCCGACCGCTTCGCGGAAGACCTTCAGGCAGTTCGCGATCGAACCGAAGCGTTGCGCCAAGAAATGAACCTTATTGGCTTGTCCAATGAGGCTCAAGTCAAGCGCCGTACAGCCCTTGACCTAGAGCAAAAGGCACTCGCTGACCTTCGCGAAGAGGCGCGCAAGAAGGGCGAAAAAGACTTGGAAAGCATTACGCTTTCGCCCGACAAGATTGCCGCGATCGAGCAGGAGTCTGCTGCATATGCTCGGCAATCTGAGGCGCTTAGGAAAGCGCAAGAGGAACAGCAGAAGCTGAATGAGTGGAACAACGTCGCGAGAGATGCAACGCGCGGCTTTATCGACGATCTGATTCATGGCGAGAGTGCCGCGGACGCGTTTGCTGGCGCACTCAGTCGGATCGGCGACGCACTACTCGACGACGTGCTCGCCAGCTTGTTCAAGGTAAACAGTGCAGCTGGCGGCAGTGGCGGCCTCCTGAGTAGCTTCCTCGGCCTGTTTGGCGGCGGCGGGTTTGCTTCTCTTCCAATGACGGGGCCGGTTCCTACCGCAAGACCCGGCTTCTCAGATGGCGGCTATACCGGCGACGGTGGCAAATACCAGCCGGCCGGCGTCGTTCATAAAGGCGAGTACGTCTTTGACAAGGCTGCGGTTCAAGCTGCCGGCGGCCCCGCCGCGATGGAGGCAATGCGGCGCAATCTCAAAGGCTACGCCAACGGTGGCCCTGTCGGGATTTCGGTTCCGTCAATCCCGTCGCTGCGCCCGGCAAACGACAATGCCGTAAAGATCAACTACGCGCCTGTCATTGACGCGCGCGGGGCTGATGCTGAGGCTGTGGCCCGACTTGAGAGGGTAGTCGCAAAGCATGGCGCCGAAATGCAGGGCCGCGTCGAGGCGGCTGTGCGATCGGCTCAAAAACGAAACGTGAAGTTGGGGTAGGGCGACGCAGTGAAAAGCGAGGGTGGCGGGTTAGCCTGAGGCTTTCTCGTCTTTTGTTGGGATAAAGACGGTTTTCTTTCGACCTCTAGCCTTGATGCCGCCCTGAGTGAAAACCCGACCCGATATACTTTCCTTGGCTATTACCTTACTGAATTTGAGCATTTCCGCAGGATAGCTGATGATGCCATGATGCCTCACGGGCGCGCTTTTCACGATACGCCCCTCAGTGAAAAGATGTTCCACCTCGGAAGGCGGCGGCTCCGGTATCGTCTCAAAATAAAGAAAACTTTCTTCGCCGACCCCGCCGACCTCATGGCCATTTTCATCAAAGAAATGAAGTTCATCACCTATCATCGTAGCGATTCGAAGGGTCGAGGGCTGATTATGTAACCTGCGTCCAGATTTTCTAAACGCGTTACGTTCAACGTCTTCTTCAAGTGCGTCGGTATCAGTATCAGTATCAGCATCCGCAATTGGGGACTTGGCCGGATCTAATGCTTGGACATCTGTAGCCGTAGCCTCAACCTCGTTCATTCGCGCCAGAATTTCTTCCCGTTGCATCCGCAACGTTTTGATATCGCGCCTAGATAGCAACCATGCCCCGGCCCCTAAGACTGCGGGGACTAAAAAAAGGCTAAGACCTATGAGGGCGTACATCAAATGATCTCCATCAGGTATTTTCGACCTTGCAGGTGGAGGAAAAATGCCATCGACATACAAAATATAGCACCAATGCTGATGAACGCCAAACTTTCCAGCCTCCATTCCAAGCCATAGAGTAACGCAAGGGCCGGCGTCAGGATGCCTGATGTTATGCAGGCAGTCGAAGCTCGATCAAATGAGTTAGCTATAAATTTCGCCTGTTCGTTATGTTGGGCTGCCGAAATTTGTTTGGGCGCTGAGGCAGTGGACATCGAATTACGGTCTCGGTTCAGGCTTTGCGTCAGGGATAGCTTCGGTGGAAATCTACATGATTGCCCAGATGCGAAAATAAGCACACCCACACGCAAGAGTCGATCATAGGACTCGCGTTAAGAGTGATTTTTTGATTTCAATGCCTCTGTAAACGGGGGCGGGGAATCATGACCGAAAATTCAGATCACTTGGATAAAGAAATATCGGTTTCCGTCGCTTACAGCGACAACAGCATCAAAGCCGGCGCGAAAAGCAGATTTATTGCAGCGATCGACAGACTAGGTGGAAGCGTTGTGGATTCCGCGAATGCTGCGATAGAGTCGTACGCCGAAAAGCGGCGCGCAAAAACGAGAGGGGAGGTCAGGTTGATCGAGGCCATTACCGACTACGGTGTAGCTCAGCTTGGTGCCAACCCGCAAACCGCGGAGAGAGCCTTCCAACGACATTTCCGTAAGGTTTTGTCACAGCAAGAGAACATTGACTATGTCCTCCTTGAGGCAAAAGCCGATCTCGAACTAAACCCGCCGGCGGCCGACGACCTAGACCAGACTGAGGAGCTGTCCGAAGCGTTCATGGACCGGTTTGAAGAATACTCCTCGACTGCCACAACTGATGAGTTGCGTCAGCGATGGGGGCGCGTTTTGGCGTCTGAAGTGCGAAAGCCGGGAACCTTCTCAGGAAAAGTACTACGCGTAATCGATGAGATGGACACTGCTACAGCACAAATCTTTGAAGAAGTCTGCAAATCTAGGATAGATAACTTAGTCATCCGGTGCGTCTCCGGAGCTCTGCCATTCCTCGCTGCCGCTTCCCTAACAACAGCTGGTCTAATGTTAGAACCAGGTTTGGGGCAGGGTTTAGGGTTGCAGGAAGTGGACACGCCAGATGTGGGGAAAATTTGGGGATTTGCCACAGAATGGGGCATGATCGGCCTTCCTTTAGCGGTTAGACCTAAAGTCGAATACGAGGAATCTGCTTGCCTGCGAATCGAAAGTACCAAACCAAAAATCCCAGTTTACGTGCTAACTGATGTTGGAAGGGCCATTGCCTCAATTCTTCCAGACAACCAAGCAAATGCTTTTGAACGGTACGCGAGTATTCTAGAAACCGGTGTGGTTGCCGATTGGGTACGTCGTTACAAACCTAATGGTGCGAACGGATACGCGCTTGTGTCGGAGACACGGTTGTCGCTTTAGGGGTGACATATTGAAAACAGCGAGTTAGGCGGCTTACGCCGCCTGTATCATATGCGGTTCTGCATGCCATCGGTGTTTTGCATCATCGGCTTCATCGCTTCCCAGAGTGCGATGCATTTAGTTTTTCGGACGCCAGATAGATGTCTCGCCGGCCTTCTATAGTAAGACAAGTGGAGTAAATCTGCCTTCATTTATAGGCTTGGCACGTACGCTCTGCCTTCTTCAAGATCGCCTTTTGAGTGTCAATTGGAAGCTCTTTTTGCTCCGCAGTCTGACATCCAGCCAAAGCCACTAACGCTATAAGCAATGCAGTTCGTTTCACTGTAGCCCCCATGTCATCGGTTCGTCCTGACGATGAGCGTTGTTGTCATGCGTTGCCTCGTGAACCCACCGCAAAAAAACACGAACACAATCGGGAGTCGAGTCCCCGCAAGAGGCGGAATCCACAATGACAATCACGTACCCGCTCCCAACTTCCTTCTTCGATGAGTTCCCAGGCTGGTCGACCGAGTTTGAGCCGCTTTGGCGGCAAGAATATTCACGAACGACCGGCGGCCAGACGATCGGCAAGGATTTCGGTTCTCCGCTTTGGAAGATGACGGCTCAATCAAAGTCGCTCCGACCTAACGAGGTGGATTACTGGAGAGCTAGAATAATGAGTCTAGAAGGTGTCCTAAAGACCTTTCTGGCTTTTCCGAAATCTCGCTGTTTCCCTGTTGCCTATCCGAATGGAAGCTGGCCGACGGGAGGCGCGTTCGACGGCGTTGCGCAAGTCGCTACCATCGCCTCAAACCGCAAGGCCATTTCGCTATCGGGCTTACCCGCTGGCTACAAGGTCTCAATCGGCGATTACATCCAGATTGGCGACAAAGACCTGCATATGGTGATGGAGCCTATGACGGCCAGCGCTGGCGGCGTGACAACGCAGCTTGAGGTGCGCCCGCATCTTTGGCCGGGAGTGGTGGCGCCGGTCGCTGCCACGCTCGTTAAGCCTTCCTGCATCATGACCTTGTTGCCGGGAACGGTTTCGACCACCGCCGACAAAGACACTGGACGGGCTGTAGTCAGCTTTCAGGCGATTGAAGCCCGGTAGTCATTGAATCTTCACCCCGAAATGCGCGGCGATCATCTTCGATTCACGCGTGCCCTTGGCAACTTCACGATCAAAGCATTTCGCGTAGAGATCGGAACCCTTCTTGTCGCGGCAGGCGCGCTCGGCATTCCTGTGGACCGCTTTTTTCCAATCGAACGGCTCTGACTTTACGATGGGGCCTTGTTGGCAGGCAGTCAGGCACGCGGCCAATAGCGCGACGATTAAGTACTTCATGAAATCTCCGGAGCAAAATCTCAACGCGGTTGCACGTGTGCGTAACGAGCCATGATGCCGTCATAGAATTTTTTACGGCCGCGAACTTCTCGCTCGTAACACGTAGCAAACTGCTCCTTCCCTTTCGTGGTGCGGCAGTAGCGATCGGCGCCGTCTTCAATGGCCCTCTGCGCTTTCCATTCCGTAGGCGTTTGGGTCTGGCATGCGGTGAGCGTCAAAGCCGCAATGGCTAGAAAAAAGTACTTCATGAAATCCCCCAGTGACGGCGGGATTAATGCTCAACTTTAAGTCTGTGTCTAGGCCACCTCAGGTGGCTTTTTGGTGTCAGATCCCAACGGGAAATCAATGAGAAACATCTCAGCAGAAAACCTTGCTGCGCTTGGGGCGCGGCAACTGGTAGCGCGTGACTTCCTCTGGTTTGTTGCGCGCGATCGAGCGACTGGTGCGCCCGTCACTGATGGCATGTGGTCGGACGTCGGTAACGTTACGGCTGCAATTATCCACCCGGATACAGGCTTGCCAGTCACCCGTGACTGGTACGGCTCCGGCACGCTGGTGCAGATCGATGACATTCCATTGGTAGCCAACCTCTCGGTGCAAAACGTCAACATTCGCCTGTCGCAGGTGAGCGAACACGTTCAGACGCTTGTCCGCCTTTACGACTGTAAACAGGCTCGCGTCGAGATCTACCGCGGCTTGTTCGATCCGGATAGCCGCCAGATGGTGGCGCCTGCCGAATGTCGTTTCGTCGGTTTCGTCGACACCATCACGATCACGACGCCGAGTGAAAACGAAGAGGGCAGCGTGACGATGGTGTGCGCAAGCCACACACAGGAAATGACGCGATCCAATCCGGCCACACGCAGTCACGCCACCCAGGTTCTCCGCCAAGCTGGTGACGCATTCTATCAGGATGCGGACACTTCATCTGAATGGGAATTCTTCTGGGGTTCTGAAAAGGGCAAGGTCGCGACGCAGCCAAAGCGCAAGAAATTTCTTGGGATCTTCTGATGGATGTTCGATTTGCTACTGCCGAGGACCGCGACCGCGTGGTCGCATTGTTGCGCGAAAGCCATGACGCAGCTGGTTTCACATTTCCGTTTCAGGCAGCTTACGCGGACCAGCTGTTTCAGCAGCACATGCTTTCTCCGATGGCTTGTGTGTTGGTCGCAGGCGATCGTGCGCAGGGCGTTCTGATGGCCGCTGCTTTTGAGCATCCGTTCGGTGCTGGCCGCATTGCCAAGGAAACGGTCTGGTTCGTGTCGCCAGAGGCGCGCGGCCGGGGCGCGATCAAGATGCTCGACGCTTACGAGACATGGGCGCGATCAGTCGGCTGCGTCTCTGCCGGTATGGCATCACTGGCAACCAATGACGTCTCCATCCTCTACGAGAGGCGCGGCTACAGCGCTGTCGAAACACACTTCATGAAGCCGCTCTAGCGGCTAAGCGCGCGGATAGCGCAGCGCATCCCAAGGAAAATCGATGGCTATTTTTTCTGGTATCGCGACCGCGATTTCCGGCGCGATCTCGGCTGTCTCCAGTTTTATTGGTGGCCTCGGCGTCGTTGGCTCTTTCCTGCTGAAAACGGCCGTAGGCGTTGGCATAAGCCTGCTCGCCCAGTCGCTCGCCGGCAAGCCCAAAGATCCGACATTCTCCATCAACGGCACACTGCAAGGCGGCGGCGATATCTCGCGCTCCTTTATCATCGGTCGTACTGCGACTGCTGGCTCTCTCGTGTTCGTCAATACGTGGGGGCAGGATGGAGACACACCGAACGCCTATCTGACGCAGGTTATCGCTCTATCTGACATGCCGATCCGGGGTCTTGCTGAAGTCTGGGTCAACGGCGAGCGTGTAACACTCGGTGGCCTGACTGATCGCGGATATGCCGTCAACGAGTATCCGGACAGCCTCTGGGTCAAGTTCTACGATGGCACCCAGACGACTGCCGACAGCTTCCTGTTCACGTCGGTATCGAACGGCAACAGATGGTGGAATCCTGACCGTATCGGTAGGGGTGTTGCTTACGCGATCGTGACAGCTCGCGTTTCCAAGAACATGTTCTCCGGCGTGCCGTCATTCAAGTTCGTCCTTGAAGGCATGCGCCTCTACGATATCTCGCGGGACAGCACGCAAGGCGGTGTCGGCACCCATCGTTATGCCGATCCGGCGACGTGGGGCGGCGACGGCGACTTTCTGCCGGCGGTACAGATCTACAATCTGCTGCGCGGCATCAGCTACAACGGTCAGTGGTTTTACGGCCTGCAGAACATGGCGGCGGCCCGCCTCCCTGCTTTGGCGTGGATTGCGCAGATCGAGAAGCACCGCGCAGGCACGCTGGAATCGACAGGCTGGGTCAACACCTATCGGAGCGGTGGGGAAGTTCAGGTCGAGGCTCCGCTGACGTCTGCCGTTGAGGCATTGCTCACGGCCTGCCAAGGCAAGATCTCGGAAGTTGGTGGCGTCTATTACCTGCATTCTGGCGCTCCGGATGCTCCGGTTATCGCATTCACCGACGACGATATCTTGTCGACTGAAGAGCAGGAGTTCACGCCGTTCCTTGGATTGGCGGATACCATCAACGGTGTGTCGGCAAACTATCCTTCTCCGCAAGACGGCTGGGTATCAAAGACTGCGCCGCCGCTCTATCGAACTGATCTTGAAGCGATCGACGGCAATCGCCGTCTGATGGCCGACGTTGATCTGAACTTTGTTCCGTATGCGGAGCAGGTGCAGCGGCTGATGCGGTCGGCGCTAGAAGAGGCCCGACGCTTCCGCAGGCACACGATTGTTCTGCCTCCGAAATTCTGGGCCTATGCGACACCAGGTACGGTGTTTTCATGGACGTCAGAGCGTAACGGTTATATCGCGAAGCTGATGCGCCTCGACGGCGTGGCGGATCGCGCCAATCTCGATGTCATGGTCGACATCACCGAAGTTGATCCAGCCGACTACGATTGGAGTACGGATACAGACTTCAAACCTCCGGTTGATGGACAGCTCGGGGTAATTCGCCCATCACCACAAGCGATTGTTGATTGGTTCGCTGAACCCGCCACAATCAAAGACGCAGCGGGTGACGATAGGCGACCTGCCATCCGCCTGACTTGGGACAACACCGATGGACGCCTCGATGACGTCATTGGTATTGAGTACGAGGTCCGGCTTCAAGCCACGCTTGAAAAGGTAAGCGAGGGCCGAACAGACCAACCGCAGGTCGGCTCAATGCTCATCTCGCAGGGGCTGCTGCCGAATGAGAGCTACGTCGTTCGTGGCCGCTACATTCCCGGTGGCGACAGGCCTGTGTTGTGGTCTGGATTTATCCCGGTCATTACACCGAACGTACTTCTCTCCGACAAGGATGTGTTCGTTGACGTCGATCTTTCCGGCGTTGAAGAAGCTCTAGGCTGGCTCCGCAACAGCACCAGAACCGCTCAGGACGCCATTGACGGGCTGATTGCAGCGCAGATGGAATTGGCGACGGTTGCCTACAAAGACACCCGCAATCTCGCCAGAGAGCTTTCCGTGGAGCTGGGAGCGGCGCGCGCCGAATATCGCGAGGATATCCAGCTTGCCGTTAACGAAACCATGGCCGTCGCTGGTAAGGTGGAGACGTTGACGGCGGCACTAGGCGGCAGCTCCGCGTTCGTTAATATTGCCTGGGCGGCTTTAGCCACACCGGCAGGCTACGCGGCTCGGTATGGCGTGACGGCGGCTGTCAACGACGGTCAGTATCGTTCTGCGGCGCTATTGTTGGATGTACCAGCAAACCCGCTGAGCCCGACGCGCCTGGTCGGCTTCGCTGACCAATTTGTCATAGCCAGCGGCGATATGTCGGTAATCAAGCAGCCGTTCGTAGTTCAGGGCGGTGTGCTCTACGCCAACGACATCAGGGTCAACAAGCTATCGGCATTTACCTCCGTGCTCGGGAACGTCAACATTGAGGAAGCCTACATTGGCAACCTTCAGGTTGGTACCTCTAACATCGAGCCAGGCGCAATCACGCGGGTCGACGCCAATGCGAGAACTGACACTGGTACGTTTGATGTCACCGTGAGCCACGGCCAAGGATCACCGACTGTGCGTCTCGATATCGTAAGCAAGCTGATATCTGGCGGAACGGTCAACGGGAAGTCTCAGATTGTTACCCAAAATATCACCAACGGTGGCGAAGTGAGCAACTTCTGCATCTTCAACTCGACGGATGATGCCAGCGGATTCCGCTACGTTGGCAGCGACATTGTTCTCTACACTCCCTTGCCCAATCAGTCTCAGACAACGTTTCGAGTAACCGTGTCTGGCGGACCGTTCATCGGATCGGTCGATAGAACCATTTTGATCGCATCCACCTTCAAGCGCTGAGGAAATCCCATGACTACCGGCAACACGATGCAGGTCGACGCTCTCGTCGCCTTGCATGAAGCAGAAGTGCGCGAAGGCTTTTTGAAGCAGCGCACTCTGCTGTTATCCCAGCATCTTTCGATGCAGAAACAAGAAAACGAGATCCTTCTCGACAAGATCAACGGCCTTGAAGCCGATCTGCGCCTCGCTCGCGGTGAAGGCGAGACCAACGACGGAGCATCCCAATAATGGCGAACACCACCTGGTACGGCGACGGCACGGCAACCGTCGCTGTCGGCTCCCGCACGGTGACGGGTACTGACACAGGCTGGCTGACGGAAGTCGCCGGCCTGACCCCGATCAAGGCCGGTGATAAGTACGGCATTCACGTCGGTCGCCCGATCGTAATTGAATCCATCGATAGCGATACGCAGTTGACGCTTGCCGATAATTGGCCCGGACCAGCACAAACGAATGCGCCCTATAAGATTGAACTGACATCGCCTACTATTGCGGCGGTGGAGGCTATGCGGCGGCTGCTTGCTTCGCTGTCGAACGGCAATCTGGACAGCCTGTCCGAGATCACCGTCGGCACTGATGATATCCCGATCGGTATCGGTCCCGGCGTCTTTAGCACGATCAACAAGGCCGCGCTGGTTCAAGGCGTCGAATACGACGCATTCGTACCGAACCTTGCGGGCAGGGCGGCTTATAACGGTGCTGCTGCTGGCTTCGCCGTTCTCGTTATCGATATCGGCGATGGCAGATCGGCGCTCTATTTCAAGAACTCGGTAACGTCGGGGGATTGGAGTGCGCCGTCCTATGTGACCGGTCCTGTAGGTCCAACGGGCGTGACGTGGCGTGGTAACTACAGCGCTGGAACGGCCTATGTCGTCCGTGACATCGTTCAATTCGGGGGCTCAACTTGGTACGCGAAGGTTGCCACGACTGGCAATGCGCCTCCGACGTTACCAACCACGGAAAACACACAGTGGATTCTGTTCGCTCGCTCTGGGACTGCTGGCGTAGTCGATCGTGGAACCTATAGCGGCGCGACGGCCTATGACGCGAATGACATCGTTCTCAACAACGGCTCGACATGGCTTGCGCTTCAGCCGACCACGGGCAATGCGCCTCCGACGTTGCCGACCGAAAATGATGCCTACTGGCGCTTGCTGGCTCGGAAGGGGACGGATGGATCGGGTACGGGTGATGTTGTTGGGCCTGCCGGCGGTGTTGCGATCAATGACTTGGCGGTCTTTGCTGACAATACTGGCAAGCTCCTCAAGAAGGCACCAAACAACGTCGTCGGCAATGCGCTTTTGTCACAGCTCACCGCGCCTGCAATCAAAGGACGGCTGACGGCGGGCACTGGCAATGTGGAGGATTTGACTCCGGCGCAGGCACGTCAGGTTTTGGGTGGGTGGGAATTCATCGGTTCATACAGTCTTGCAGGACTGAGTGCTTTGGATGTCACCAATCTCGGGGCGTACAGAACTCTTAGAATAAACGCTTCAGCCGTTTTTAATGCAAATACTGACATGAGTATTCGTTTTTCTGAAAATAACGGAAGTGCATTTGGCGCCGATAGTGATGAATTCAGATACACGTTTGTAGGAACCAGAGCGCCGACATCAGGCTCAACACCAGTCGGACAAACGGAAGACGGCGCTAGTTCTGGTGTCCTCTTTTTATATCATGGCGGCGATACCGGTTGGCCCGCTTTAGCGGAATGCGTCATATATGAATTCAATCAAGCGAGAAACACAGGAGTGTTTGTCAATAGTAGAATTAACACGAACACTGACAGATATGTTCGCGTGATCGGTTCAGCACACAAACGTGCAACTGCACAAAATGCTATTCGATTTTCATTAAATTCTTCAACTGTTCAATCCGGTTTGATTCACATTGAAGGAATTCGCGGATGAATATTGCGATATTCAACGCCGAAACAGGCGAAGCAACTGAACGCCCGATGACCGACGACGAGATCGCCGAAATTGGGATTCCCCCTGAACCAATTCCTCCCACCATCACCGACTATGAAAACGCCATCCAAGAACTCGTTGACAGCAGCGCTCGTGAGCGTCAGTTCCGCGATGGTGTGACGTTGGCTTCCTACACGGCGTCTACCAAACCGAAGTGGGCGGCAGAAGCCCAGGCCTTTGTCGCATGGCGCGATAACGTCTGGTTTTACGCTAACGGTGAGCTTGCGAAAGTTCAGGCAGGCCAGCGACCACAACCTACTGTCGACCAGTTCCTTGCCGAGATCTCGCCTATCGCTTGGCCATAGGGATACCCGGGCAAATTTTGAAACTGTGCAGTGCAAGACCAAGAGGCCTCGTGTCAGTACTGGAGGGCTCCAAGGAGTTCGGAGCCGAATGGAATTTTGGCCTGAATTCGAATAGGATCGTCGGTGGAGCTTTATCATTCACTTTTTGTTGGATTATCTCCAGCGGGATAGTCAACTCCCTCTGTCCGCGTTTATCTTCATTTGTGAACGTCCAATCGGCAATTGGTATTCCTTCCACAGAAACGGCAACTCTCTGGGCTGCTTGTTTGCCGAGCAGAAGAGCATCGACATCAAAACTCAAGCTGATTTCCGATTGAGGTACAAAAGGAATTACCAGTGATAAGGTGTGGCTTTCACCGAGGCCCCATACTCCCCAGTCCTCGATGTCAGCCCACCCTTCTTTGAGGTAAGTTTTCAGAATATGGGGCGGTACCCAAGACCCAACGGACAACTCATGAAGCCGTCCCATTCGCCAATTGTTGAATTGGTCGGATGATGTGCGCGCCTTCCGAACTATTGCGCTGCCACCTGCGTCCGCAATTGGCATAAGACATTCTGGCTTGTCGGAAAAGAACTCATCGGCCGCGCTCTCTGCCCCATCCCAATGGAGGCTGGAGTAATCATGGATGATTATAAATCCGCCCTCCGACATCCGCGGGTAGAAATATTCCAGCGCGCTCATCATAGGACTGTACAAGTCACAATCCAGATGAACCGCTGCAAACCTCCTGTCGTCGGGAATTTGCGCCGCCGATTCTGGGAAGTAACCCTTTACGTACACAACGTTTTCCTCACCCACAAAATTCCGGACGGTTTCAAGCGATGTGTCGGAAAATTGGTGTGGGATCGCTTCATCAATCCCCTTCAGGTCTTTGGGGTCGAAGCCCTCAAACGTGTCAAACAAGTAAGCGGTCCGATCAAGAATCCGCGCAAAGCTGGCCAGAATGTAAGCTGTATTGCCCCTATAAACCCCGAGTTCAGCCAAATCTCCTTGGATGTTCTCTTTCCTTATTTGGTCATAGATAAGGGTAAAAGTGAAGAAACGGCCCATATCTCCCTTGTTGTTATCTTCATTATGAAAGAACCCATCAGTTAGAGCGGCTAGGTTGAGGCTCTTCTCAAATTTCTCATAACGATGAACGTTGACGGAATAGCGATGCGGGATGATCGAAGAAAAGTCTGATGGCCATTTCTGCTCATCGAGCCCTTTTTTGGGGGCCATGGAAACTTTCCTGATTAGACGCGAAATAAGTTTCATCTGCGCTCCAGTTTCAGCTTTGTCAGTTGAACCGGATTCGGCTCGTCTCGTTCAAAAAACCAGAAAAACTAAAATCGGTATAACCGGCTGATGTCAACCACTGCGCGTAGATGACACAACTAACACGGTACCGATAACCCACAATCAGGCGCAGAAGCAAAAAAAAGAGGCCCGCAGCGGCTGGGGTCTGCTGCGGGCCTCTGTCAGGTCGCTGGGCGGAGCGACCACGCGCAAGGTGGCCTCGGCCGCATGAACCGCAGATGAACGACTCGCCTCTGCTCTGGGGCGAGAAGCGACCCGTAAAAATCAGGAATCCCAAATGCCAATCACTAAAATCTCCACACAGGGGAGGGCTTTCGTGCGTCTGCACGAGGGCAATCCACTTACCTGCTACCTCGACCCTGTCGGTATTCCGACGATCGGTACGGGCTTCACGATGCGCAGCGGTTCAGTTCGCCGCGAACTCGCCAAGATCGGCATCACGAAGCTTGTCCCAGGTAAGACCAAGATCACCGCATCGCAGAGCGATGTCATCCTCGACGCTGTTCTCGCTGCCGAGTACGTACCTGCCGTCGTTGCCGGTTCGCCCGAGAATCGCAAACAGCATGAGCTGGACGCTGCTGCATCCGTGACGTTCAACCTCGGCGTCGGCGCGATGAATTGGACGTGGGCTGATCTCTGGCGCAAAGGCCAGATCCAGAAGGCCGCCGCTCATCTCGCAAGCAACTACAACACTGCGAAAGGCAAGAAACTGCCTGGCCTCGTGCGCCGTCGCAAGGAAGAGGCTCTTCTATTCGAGAGAGGCATCTATACCGGGGTTGGCGTGACGAAGGAGGCCACCGCTGAGCCACCAGTCAAGCCAGATCCAGTTGTGAAGGAAGCGCAGGAGCTGCTCACGACTGCTGGCCTCAATCCAGGCGCTATCGACGGCTGGATGGGCGAGAAGACCAAGGCTGCCGTGATCGCATACCAGAAGGCTCACCCGCACCTCATCGCTGACGGCATCATCGGTCCTGCCACCATCGCACAGCTTCGTCGCGACGCAGGCGCGGCCAAGGACGTAGTTACAAAAGGCGCAAGCTCTGCGGCTGGTTCTGGATTGCTCGCCTTCACTGCAGGCCTCCCATGGGGCTGGATAGCCGCAGGTGTGCTTGTGGCGGTTGTCGGCTACGTGGCTTACCGCAACCGCGATGTGATCGCACGCCGGTGGAATAGCTGGCGCGGCAAGGAGGTGGTGGTTTGATGATCATCGCCAAGCTTAAAGGCTACCTAGCCGCAATCGGCACGGCGCTCGCGATCCTTGCGGGCGTCTTTTTGTATGGCCAGCGGGCAGGGCGCACCGCGGCGAAGGACGAGCAGGCTGCGGCGAATGCCAAGGCTATCAAGAAGGCCGGGGACGTCGAGCATGAAATCAAAAATCTTGGCGACGATGATGTTGATCGTCGTCTTACTCAGTGGATGCGCGACAAGCGGTAATTACTGCGACATCGCGCGACCGGTGCGGCCCTCCTTCGAGGATAGCCTCACGAGCGAAACGAAGCGGCAAATCCTCACCGAGAATGAGAAGCTGCAAAAGCTTTGCGGGGTGAAGCCATGACCGGCCCCGAGATCATGGCTGTCGCCGTCTTCATCATCACGGTTTTCGGCTTTCTCTTCGGCCTCTGGAAATACGTCGATGCGAAGATCAGCGCCGCCAAGATGGAGGCGTCTGGCGCCGCCTCTGCGGCTTCGGCAATGGCGTCCCTTGCGAGGGAAGAGCTCGCGGCTCACCGCCTGCATGTGGCGGAAACCTACGTCTCAAAGTCCGGCCTTCGCGAACAGACTGAGCAGATCATGGGCGCTATCGGCGCCGTGAAGGATGCCGTCGACAAGATGACCTTGCGCGTGGATCGCATCGTCGAAAATCAATCAAAGCCGCGCGCGACGCGGGCTTCCTGATTTAGCCCGCTTGCCGAGAGGTAAGCGGGTTTTTTGTTGCGATAATAAGAGGAACTCCGGCCCGACGCGTCATCTTTTGATCGAGCTCGTCGTTACATAATCCGCGTCAACAGTCTTGTTGGCGTTGTGTGAAACGGCAACAGCAGCAAAAACAACCAGGCCGCATAGTGGTATCGCAAAAAGCACGGCGGCATTGATCAGAAACCGGTAAGGCATAAAAAGACCCTCTATGGCGAAGGTTACCTCGTTCTGGTGAATAAGTCGTTTACCGCGATGAGCAAAACAAAACCCGCCGAGTGTGGCGGGCTAGTTGGGAAAAGCCGCGCGTACTGAATACATTTCGCGCTTGGTTTCAGCGTGCCATAGCAGCGTAAACGGCTGGTAAAGGGCTGGAAAAAAGAAACCCTCCGGCGTGGAAATCGCCATATGCTCGCACTCTTCGTTTGTGCGATATTCAAAGCCGATTTTCGTATTCTTTCGCTCTGAACGCGACTGATACAGCGCTAAATATCTGAATGAATGACTCGATCACGACGGTGTAAATCGCGGGGATGATGATTATAATCAGTGGGGAATTGAGAGAGCGGGACGCTATGGTGCCGCATGTGTTGCACGTCACATCTGAAAAAAATAAGAATCTAAATGACAAGAATATAAAGATCGTGGCTACAAAGGGCGTCGCGATATTACTTTTTGTAAAATTTGCCGGAACACGCTCCTTGAAGATAATAAATCTCGATGAAATGGCAACGAGCACCGCTATAGTGGCAACGAGCATGACGATATTGGCTACGACAAAGAACGACCCTTTGCCGGGTTTAACAGTCTCAAAATCTCGATATCTTTCGAGCATGAAAGAAAAGACATTAGGGACTGTAGTGGGCGGCTCAATCGTATTCAGAGCTACAACTGATATGTCCGTAAAGTAGAGAAGACATAGCGCAGGCATAAAGAATAAATTAAAGTATTTTATCAACCTGAAAACTTTTTCGTCAAAATACTTTGAGGCTCCTCTCGGTAATATTGGACTTATCCACTTTTTCACGCGCGTCATTCTTTCTATTGGGGCAGCACCTGAAATATCATGCCGTTCTAAGGTTCTCAATCATATCCCGCTGCGGATAATGCGCCCAGCAATGCCAGGTGGATTTCTCGGCCTTTGATCGAGAATACCCGAAGCCGCCCCATTTCTTGCAGCCAGGATGCTCGCAATAGTGATCCTCGTGAATGCCGTCGCTGTTTTTGGATTGGTCGCTCATATGGTGGTGGTTCCAGTGATGTCTATGGGCTCGTTAGATGGTTCAATCAACGGCCAGCGAACTTTCTTTTTCCATTTGTCCAAAGCATCCTCAGCGGAGGAACAAAAGACCCATTCGATGAATGCGTCTGAAATGTTAGGGTGGTCGTATAGGATGGCAGCGATCCCCTTACGCTGGCTGAACAAAATCTCCGTTCTTGCTCCTGTCGGTATGTCGTCATCGTCAGCGAGTAATTCTGTGGCAACGTAACCGGTGAAGGCTGTAAGGTCAGAATCACGGTCGACTTCATCGAGGATGCGCGGATCAAGGTCGTCGTGGCTGGCTTTCGTTGCGCCCACGAAGTCGCCTTCATTCGGCGGGAATTTTGCGTATACGCCATGTTTTTCAAGCAGGTATGGACGAATGCGCATGTTTGCCTCCTATCCAAATAGATCCTGTTGCGGCCTTTCTTCCTCAACTGGTAGCAGCACGAGGCCGTCGTCAGGCAATGGCCGCTGAAGTACTTTCGCTTCCTCCCATGGCGCCGTAAGCCATGTCTCAATTTCATCTTTGTTTGTCAGGATTACCGGCATGGCCTTCGGGTGGATCGGTTTAACAATGCCGTTCGGGTCGGTCGTCATGAACGCAAAAAGCTGATGATCGCCTTCGCGCGGGTTCTTCATCGATCCCCGAACACCATGCCAGTCCGTCCAAATGCCGGCGAAGAAGGCGAGGGGTGTTTCTTCGTTGATCGCAAACCAGCGCTTCGTCTTCCGGGGTTTGGTATCTTCCCATTCGCAAAAGGTCGTCCACGGAACCACGCAGCGGTTCTCTGGTCGAAGCCAGCGCCGCCAGTGAGGTGAAGTGACGTTGCGGATGTTGGTGACGCCGGTGTCAGGCTTGCCTTGTGTGACGAACTGCGGCGAGGGCATACCCCACGTTAGGCCGACCAACTCCCTGCCGGTTTCACCGTTCCGCACCACTGGTGCCGGCCGATCTGGATAGACCTCAACGTCTGGCTCCAGATTAAGCCGCTCCTGCATGGTACCCACGATGTCGCGGATAGATTCCTGATTGGTCTTCACACGGTACAGATTACACATGCTCACCTCGGCATCTTGGCTATGGTGATTTTGACGTCACCCTTGGTGTTGCACCTTTTGCACTTTAGCCGCTTGGCAATGTCGTCGACGGTAATATCGGTTTTAGCCACGCGGTTCAGTTGCCAATGCTGGATATTTGAAACGTGACCGCAGTAGTTGCACTTGGCAACGATAATCTCCCAGTTCCGGATTTCCTTGACCTTAACGGCCGTCGGCGGCGCTTGTTTCAATGTTTCGATGAGGCTGCCTGCGCGGGCGTGGTATCTAAGTCTGCATCGATCCGAAAATCCTTCGAAGGGGCGGGGGCATTTGATTATATCTTTCGCTATCTTGCTGAGCAGGGATGGCATTGAATGGTCGCCATATTCGATCATAAGCTCTCCCGAGCAGATGAATTTGAGAAGCTCGCAATCCTCGCATAAAACTCCGACAGGCTCGCCGCCATATTCGGACAGCACATAAGCTCCTTTACCTGGCATCTCGATCAGCGTCCGGCTTCCATCCTCTCGTAAATCCTGTGCCCATCGCAGCCGTCGCCAGAGCGAGTTGCATCCTCAGATGCAGAATGTCCTCCATGAGCGTCTCAATGGCGGCTCGGCTATCTCCATCGTGCCATGCAATGATGTGGTCCACCGGATCTGCTTCGGGTTCTCGTCTTTCTGGGCGCACGTTCTCATTCTCCTTCTTCAGAGCCGCAAAAACTTCCCTTGTCATGAAAAAGGCGCGCGCCCCCGCGCCGGTAAATCAGTCTGGCATCAAGTCCGAGATCTGCCCATGTGAAACCAGCAGGCGCGGGTTGCCCATCGACCCGCTTTCATCATCCACAGTGACAGCGTACGCCGCCACGCCGATGTGGCGCGATGCCATTGCGCCGGCCATTTTTTCCGCGGATGCGGCGTTAGAGGCGGGTCTCATTTCGCCAGGCACAATGCCCGCGCGGCCTTTTTTAAACTGCACTACGATGATTTTTTCTTCATCGGCCATCTCGCGTACTCCTCGTTTGTTCTACAAATGTTCTCATTTTAGAGAGGAGTCAAGCGGAGTCTTGCATCGGACTATACAGGGCGGCGTGTAGTTGGAAACGTGCGTGGCTTAGCCATGCTTGCTAAGTTTTTGCGTGATTTTTTTAAACAAATACATTCGCATTGGTGTTTCTAAATATGAATATGATAAGCCAGATAAGGCCAACGATGCGATAAAAATTGCGGCGAGCCTTATTTCTGGCTGCGAGCTGCCACCTAGCAAGTCGTATAATTCTTTTACAGGCCAGTGCAGGATGTAGAGAGAATAGGAAATTTTCCCGAGATAATGCAGTGTTTTACCTGATAGAATTCGGGATGTCAGGGAATCTCCGCTGGAAATGCCAAGAACTAAAAAGGGCGCTAAGGGTACGATGAGGGCGACATCAACCACACCAAACATCCGGCCAACTAGAATAAGCGCAGCGACAAGCACTACAATGTCAACCATCTCGATTGCGCCATTCAAAATTGCGGGTGCATTGGTATAGAGGGTATAAACCAGCCATCCACAGGTGAACATGCAGATTCCCCGCACTATCGCGACCCAATGTATCCAGGGCCCTGTTGCCGGCGGAACAAGATGTGAATAAACCCCCGGATTCATGAAAAGTACATAGAATGCGTAGGTGAAACCGCTGAGCACAAGAATAATTGCCAAACGCCATTTTGGGCTTAAAGATCCAGCTGGCATTGTTATGGCGAACAAGATGGGGAAAATTGCAACATAGCAAAATGCCTCAATTGAGAGCGACCACATCGGCGCTATCCAGTGAACGCTGGAACCGATTACAGGAAGGGCATTTATCATGAGCAGTTGGCGCACGAAGTCACCAATGAATTCTATTGGCCCATAGGCCGAAAAATTGTTTAAGTTCCAAAAAGCGCTATAAATTGTACATAAAATCAGCGCTATTGCACAAAGCGGATAGACCCTCGCAAACCTAGCAGCCAAAAAAGCTTTCCAATTCAATTGCCGAGCCGATTCTATACGATAGGCGAGAGATAGCGTGAAACCGCTTAAACAAAAGAAGATATCAACGGCCTGATTGTGGAATGCAAATAAACTTAACGGTGCAACGCCTCCGATATGGAGCAGCGCAACATCTGTAGCCGCAACGCCTCGCAGGCCAGTCAGCGCACGAATCTCTCCAACTTTTGGCTTTGGTGCTGAATCGCTTGACTGCGTCCGAGTACAGTATTCCGTCTTCACCGAGCTTCCTTTCGCTAGTGGGAATTGCGTGTTAGCACATGAAACACTCGGCTGGAATTTTTCGTGCGGTATCTTTGTACATAAACAGCAAGTCGCATACCCATACATTACTCGTTGATTCTTGACAAATTTGTAAAAAGAGTATAGCGTGAATATCGGCCTAACCAGCCGCTCGGCAACCAACCGGGACCACCACATTGGCGCAAGACGCCAGAAAGAGGGGATATCATGCTCAGACGATTCCTGCGTGCATTATTGCGGCGTTCGCCGACAGCATTCCTCGTTGCTTTATTCCTCGTCGTCGCCGCTACCTCTGCGGCCGCGTACGCGCTCCTTCCTCCGCCCAATTTGCCGGCGACCGAGAGCGCCACCGTCAAAATCCAAGTCAACGACGCCCACGGCTCCGGCGTCCACATAGGCGACGGCTTTATCGTCACTGCTGCACACGTCGTCGGCGACGCTAAAGAGGTCCAGATGAAGGCGAAGGACGCCGAGTTCCGCAAGGCGGACGTCCTTTGGGTCAATAAGGCCAACGACATCGCACTGCTGCGCACGTCGTCGGACGGCTTAGGGATTGCTCACCTTTCCTGCCGCTCGGTGAATGCTGGCGATCCTATCGTTGCCTACGGCAATCCCCTGCAAATCGAATTCGTTGCCGCGTACGGCAAGATTGCCGGCGAGCCTCGCAAAACAGGTCCGTGGAACGCTGTCTATGTGACCGACATCACGACCGTGATGGGGCAATCAGGCGGGCCTGTCTTTACGGACAAGGGCGACCTGATCGGCATCACCGTCGGCGTCATGGCGGCGCCTATTGGCTTCTCAGGCTCGCTGGTTGGATATGGGTATGTCGTGCCTTCGACTGCTGTTTGTGAGTTGTTGGCGCGGAAGTAAAATCATCAGGCCGCCCACCAAGCGGCCTCAACCACCACCTCGAGGAGAGCGCATGCTACCTACCGAAGAACTCCGCCGAAGAGTCGACGCTTACCGTGAACACGGCACGCTTATCAAAGCAGCTGCTGCCCTTGGCATCGGCAAGTCTGCGCTTGCTGAGAGCGTGAAGCGCGCTGCTGAGGCTGGCATGCTTGGCACTGAGCCTGTCTTGCCAGGATTCCGCATCAGCCGCATCAGCAACACGCCGAGCGGCACGTTCATCCAGCAAGCGCCCGAGCGTGGTGAGCGTTTCGAAGTGCCAGCTGGCCATGTTGTCAAAGGCGTGTCTGCCCTCGTCGATGCTAACGGGCGAGTTATCCAACAATGGCAGAAGACGGCGGTGGAGGCAGAAGGCCAGCTTGCCGCCTTTCAAGCAATGGTCGACGGCCTCAAGGAAGATCTTCCCCGTATCACGATCATGCCCGCGCCGCAGCACGTCGAAGAAGATTTGCTCAACCAGTTCGTTGTGACAGACAGCCATTTCGGAATGCTCGCTCACCGCGAGGAGACAGGCGCTGACTACGATCTTCGTCTGGCCGAGCAGTTGCTGCTAGATTGGTTTGCCGCCGCCGTGGCAGGTGCTCCGCAGGCGCACACAGCCGTTCTTGCACAGCTCGGAGACCTTTTACACCACGACGCCCTCGAGAGCGTCACGCCTGCACATAAGCACGTCCTCGATGCCGATTCCCGCCTTCATAAGGTGGTCCGCGTCGTCATCAGAACACTACGGCGCGTCGTCGACATGCTGCTACAGAAGCACAAGCACGTTCACGTCGTGATGGCGTCTGGCAATCACGATCCTGCCTCATCTGTTTGGGTTCGAGAGCTTCTTGCGACGATTTATGAGAACGAGCCGCGCGTGACGGTCGATACCAGCCCGATGCTGTATTATGCCTACAAGTGGGGAGACACAGCGCTGTTCTATCACCACGGCCATAAGCGCGGCGTGGCCCAGGTCGACGCTACGCTCGCAGGCACGTTCCGCGAGATGTTCGGCGCCTCGAAATACGCCTTCGCTCATGTGGGCCACCTGCACAGCGATGAAGGCCGCAAGTCGGCGCTGATGTATGTCGAGCGCCATGAGACGCTTGCCGCTCCTGATGCTTACGCTGCTGGCGGTGGATGGCTGTCCGGTCGATCTGCCAAGGTCATCACGTATTCGCGCCGATATGGCGAAGTGGCTCGGGCGACGTTGCGGCCGGAGATGGTTGCTGGTCGGTATTCGGCTGCGAATGACAATGAGCCGGTGAAGGCGGCGGCGTGACGCCCTAGCGAACATACCAGTATCCGCCAGCGCCCAGCGCGATGAACGGTGCAAGCCTGTAGGTCACGGCGATGATCGTAAGCAGCAACATTCCAAGAGTGTTGTTTGCTTCACCCTCGGTTTTACCGTGCCTGAACTTAAGGAAGGTATTCATTTGGTGCTCCAGGATTAGAATCGCTGGCACCACAATGGCAATAAGGACTCCCTACGGGCCGAAGGTCAATTGCCAATGGGGGATAACCACCGAAACAACCGGAAAATTGGGATTTCTTGAGCATTTATACAGTGCCTTCCCCAGCAATCCCCAACCGACGCCAATCACCAATTGGCATCGAATCACCGCACCACTGAGGAGACAGAAATGGAAATTGTAGGAACACTTCGAAATGCGCAGAGATTGTCGAAGAGCCAAGATCATCGCGCACCTTGTCTGTATGGGCAAGTTTACGGCGATACCAAAGGTCGGTTCCTTGATGGCGAATGGATCACCACCCGCACAATTATGAGCGAGGAAGGCGATGAGTTCCGGACGCGCTTTAGCGCTTACAAGGTGGAAACGTGGGCGGAAGGTCACGCATCTGTCGCAGCCAACGACAACAAACCTCACAACCACGCCGCAGCCATCAACCTATTTGCAGCCGACTGCCACGCAGCGAGCCGCAGAGCAGGCTGGTACACAGACCTCGCCACAGGCAAGGCGCTGGACCGCAACGTGCCTGAGATGCTTTGCCTGATCCACAGCGAGATCAGCGAAGCGATGGAAGGCTATCGCAAGTCGAAGCCTGGCAAGGTTATGATGGACGACAAGCTGCCGCACCGGCCGATGGCTGAGGTCGAGCTTGCCGACGCGATGATCCGGATCGGCGATCTGGCATCGTTCCTTGGGTACGACCTTGGTGGCGCCATCGTCGAGAAGATGGCATTCAATGCCAACCGACCTGACCATAAGATTGAGAACCGGCTTATGGCTGGTGGGAAGGCGTTTTGACCATGGATAAAAGCGCCCTACCGACATGGCATCACCGTTACGAGCCAGCCGACAAGTACGTTGCGGCTAATGACAACGAGCGCGGCCAGTACATAGGCCTGACACGCAACCAGCCTGCCGAACCGCCCCGCACAGGTTCGTTCATGCAGACATACACCGGCCGTCAGTATTGGCCGATGGACCCGCACCCGCGCGAAATCTACATTGAGGACATCGCGCACTCGCTGAGCCTGCAATGCCGCTACGCAGGTCACTGCATCAAATTCTACAGCGTCGCCGAGCACTCTGTCCTCATCGCACGTCACCTCGCGGCGATACGCGCGCCTGAGGTCGCTTTGGCTGGCCTTCTGCATGATGCGCCTGAGGCTTACTGCGTGGACATTCCGCGCCCGCTCAAGCCGTACCTGACGAACTACCGTGCGATCGAGCAAGACAACTGGCTGGCTATCGCGGCGCGGTTTGGTTTGCCGAAGGAGTTGCCGCGCGAGGTTCATGACGCGGACAACCGCATCATCGCCGACGAGCTAGTCAACCTGCGCGAGATGCCGTGGCACGCCAAGCATGACAAGCCGCTGGGCGTGAAGCTGCGATACTGGTCGCCGGAGGAGGCTGAAACGGAGTTCCTGGCAACGTTTGAAGCGCTGATGGCGGGGAGGGCGGCATGACCATCAAACCCGGCGACGAAGTCGTCTGCATCGACGACACCACCCTTCCAGAGCAATACCTCGGCATCCGTGCCGGGGAGGTTTACCGCGCAACGTGGGTAGGCATGTGCCGCACATACCTCGGTGGCGACTATGCGGGCATCAGGCTGGCAGCAGTGAACCGCGGCATCTGCCCGCAATTCGGCGAAGAGGATCCACCCTTTGCGGCGCGGCGGTTCAGGCCGGTTGTGAACCGTTCGGTGGAGAACAAGAAAAATATTGAGGAGACGGTATGAGCGACCTGATCAACCGAATGAACGCGGTAATCGCGAAATCGTCAATTGTTTACGAGGCTGCCATGGAAGACTTTCGTAGAAACTTCACGCTCGGCGAAACCATCACATCCAAAGACACCGGCTGCCTTACGGCTGTACCGGCGAATGATAACGCTGTGGTTCCGGTAGAGCTCGAACCTCTGGCCGAAGCGATCGGTAAACTTCCATCGTCAAATCCGAAGCGCGCATTCGGAGTGAAGAAGCCGTCGGCGCAATTCGTGCCACCGGTGGCAATCATCGAGGAAAGCGTCGTGATGGCTCTCGGCGCTGCGAAATACGGTGCATTCAATTGGCAGGATGATCCGGTCGACGCCACCACGTATTACAGCGCGGCGATCCGCCATTTGCTGCAATGGTTCTCGGGGCAGGACATCGATTCGGAGAGTGGCGCGTCTCACTTGGCGCATGTTCGGGCCTGCATGGGGATTCTTCTGGATGCAAAGGCGGCAGGCACCTTGATTGACGACCGGCCAAAGTGTGCGTCGGCAAGTGAAGCTATTGAGCGGTTGAAGGTGGCGGCTTGACGATGCTGTTTTTGGACGCGAGACCAAGGGTTATGAAGCACATTAATCTTGACGCCTCCAGAGAGCTGTGAGAATTTCAACTTGGGCGATGGTGTAATGGAAACACAACGTTAGGAGTCTAGCCGGGTTCGATTCCTGGCCGCCAAAGTGCATGTGGCAGATGCGCTTTGGCGGTTTGGTATTATACATGTGTTAGGTGGAAATGGCTGCCAGCGATTCCGAGCTATACAAAGCTCATGTGCAAAATCTGCGAGCAGTCGATACGGCCATCAGTCAGATTGATCGCGACCTTAATCGCGCGATAGCCGAAGAAAACGCCGCTCTCGCCGAGACTCATAAGCGAATCTATCTATTCCTTGCTGGAGCTTGGGCAGAATGCCGTCTCAAAAAACTGATTTATGAGGACGGTGGATTTTCATCGACTGACCGCGCGATCATTGGAGGAGAACGCACTCAATTTGAGCGATGGAAAAAGGCGTTGGAGATCGGCTACCGAAAAAGGTACAACGTCAGACGGGCCGTGTTGTCGGGTTCCACTTTGCCAGGGACCCCCTGGTTTAGGTATGAAGCCATTCAAAAGCTCATCCTTGATGATTTGGCACCGCTAATCGGACTACGAAATACGCTTGCGCACGGGCAGTGGGAAAGACCGCTGAATAGCGATGAGACTGACATATCTGGCACATTGATAGCGCAGATGAGGCAGGAAAACGCTCTCTCGATCAAATTCAAGCTCCAACTCATTGAAAGCATGTCCGATCTGATACACGATCTCGTTGCCGCGACATCTTTCGAGCGAGATTTTGATTACAATTACCGCCTTATAACTACTGCACGAACAAACCTGCTCCGTCGGGACTACTCAAAGTGGGAAGCTGCCATGATTGAGAAGAAGCGAAGAGGCCGGCAGAAAAGGAATGAAGCCATCTCAGGATCATCGTGATCAAGACATATAGAAAACTCCGCCACTAACCACGGCGGGGTTTTTCTTTGCCTCGCATAAGTTGCACCACCGGAACGTCCGCAGAACGACTTTTGCAAACTGGCAGCAAACTACGCAAACCGCGACGTACGCAAGCGATCACTAATGTGCCGGTTTTATCAATGATTTTAGGTGGTTAGGTGGTGAGAGCGCAGGGATTCGAACCCTGGACCTACTGATTAAAAGTCAGGCTTTTATGTAATGT